CTGGCCGGCACCACGGCGGTCGCGGTGCCCCGCGACGGCAGCTGGTGGTACCAGACCGAGCCGCCGCCCAGCGACCACCGCTGCCGCGCCCACACGGTGGGTTTCGATCAGGGCCTGTTCATCTACCGGTGCTCCTGCGGCGGCATCCGCGGCCAGGTCTGGGTTGAGCGCAACACCCGCACCCGCACCGCTGGTGGTGAGCGCCGGTGAATCCTGTCGGCCTCGACGTGGCCATCTTCACCGTGGGGTTGCTGAGCGGTGGTGGCCTGTTCGCTGCCGGCCGGGCCAGCGTGTTCGGCCAGGCCCGGCGGCTGGGCACCGATCCGGCCGACGACAACTGCCGGTGCGGACACCCGATCACCTCGCACAAGGAACTGGCCGATGCTGACGGCAGTGTCCGGTACGGCGAGTGCCACGACCAGGTGGAACGTTCGGTCCACAAACAGGGCATCGGCTACCGGCGTGAATGGCTGCCCTGCCCCTGCCAACAATTCCACAGTCGGCTGGCGCCGCTCCCGCTCTCCGCCGCATAACCGCTGGGCCGTGCCGCCGGCGAGCTGAAAGCGATAACCAGACCGATTCCATGCCACTCCGAATGTTTGTCGGATAGAATAGGAACGTCACCCCAACCGAATGAGGCAATGGGTGACGTGCGCCTGTCACACGTCCGCATCCGTGGCTGTGACCTGCGCCAACACTGACGCACGGTCAGCCGGTCGAATATGCGCACGCGTATTCGACCGGTCGGACCCTGCCCGGAACAAAGGGGACTGGAATGGGGGGTTGGGAAACGCCGGGACGCGGCCAGCTATGGGATGAGGGCCGCCACGTCCACACCGCGGCCTACCGCAGTGTGCGGTGGTTCGTGATCGTCGCCGTGGTCGAGGGCGTGGCGTTCACCGTCGACGTCGACCGCGGCGAGTGGTCCTGGCACGCCGACCGCCGGGTGTGGGCGGCCGCCGACCAGCCTGCGGTGCTGGCCGGCCCGATAGGCCAGGTCACGGTGGACGAGTTGCGCGGCGACCGGTTCACGCAGCTCGCCGACCCGGCCGTCGTGTCGTGCGTGCTGCCCGACGTCACGGACGTGAGGGCGTGACGTTCTGGCTGGGCGCTCCGGAGCCGTCCTGGCTGGCCGTCAGCCGCCGGCCGCTGATGGTGTCGCACAACCGGCTTCGGCGGCTGCGCAGCATGCAGGCCCTGCCGGTGGCGTACACGCCGTGGCTGCTCGACTCGGGGGCTTATGACGTGATCACCCGGCACGGCCGGTTCCCCGACGACCCGCAAACCTATGCGCTGGCCGTGCGCCGCTACGCCCGCCGCGTCGGCCAGTTGGTGTGGGCCGCGCCGCAGGACTATCCGTGCGAGGCCGAGGCGCTGGCCGCGACCGGCGCCACACCCCGCGAACACGGCCGCCTGTCCGCCCGGTCCTACGTCGAGCTCACCCAGTGGTGGGAGCGGCTGGCGCCAAAGGAGCCCTCACCGTTCCGGCCGGTCCTGCAAGGCTGGGATGCCGCCGACTACCTGTGGTGCTGGGACGAGTTCGCCCGGCTGGGTGTCGACCTGGCCGGTCAGCCGGTGATCGCGGTGGGGTCGATGTGCCGGCGCGAACACACCGCCGACATCGGCGCCGTGGTGGCGGCGCTGCGGCAACGCACCACCGGCAGGCTGCACGGCTACGGGGTGAAAGACGATGCGGTGGACCTGTTCGACGACGTCGACTCGATGGGGTGGTCGGCGGCCGCACGGTGGCGCGGCACGAAACACCCGGCCTGCACGGCCTGGCATCGCAGCTGCGTGAGCTGCCTGGTGGAGGCCGAAGCCTGGCACGACGAGCGGCTGCGGCTGCATCCGCGGCACGACGGGCGGCGCACGGCCACGCCGAACCGGTAGACCAAGGCCCGGTGTTTGCCTGTTTCCAGCACCGACCGGACACAGCCAACACCGGTCTTTCGATCATCGGTGAACCGATGATCGAAACATGGTCGAGTTGCTGACATTCGGATACCTGCACGGCGCGCCGCCCACCCGCTGAGCTGACCGTCGACCTGCGCCGGCTGCTCGCCGATCCGGCGGCCGCGCGGGCCGTCGGCATCCTGGAACTGGATGGCCGCGACCAGCGGGTGCAGGACGTCGTGTGCGCCACCCCGGGGAGCCTGGGCCGGTGATCGACCTGTTGCGAGCCGCTGTCCGTGGAGCAGGTGGCGGCCATCGTGGCGCACCTGCCGGCGCGGGCCCCGCAGCTGGCCGACGACCCGATCAGGACGAGCCTGAACCTGCCGGGCGTGACCGCGGACAGGTTGGCTCGCATCATGCAGCGCTTCTACACCGAGACCAGCGATGAACGCGGCCCGCAGGTGACGGCCTGCCCCCCGGCTGCGCGAATGAGCGGCGCTCTGACCTGCGTAAACGTGTGAGTGGCACCACAAAACAAATAGCGCGGCAAGCCCCCTTTTAATGGCCCATAGCGTCCATTCAGTATACGATTATGTTGTTACCAACAAAAACCCCACCCACCTCGCAGGGAATGGACAGAAATGTGCGCCGAGCGCGAGCATCTGGCGCAGTTCATCCGCTCGATCGTGCTGGTGATGAACAAGGCGGATGCCTGATGCGCGGAATGAACCGGATACCACGTTCCAACCGCCTGACGTGCGACGTTCAAGGTGTGACGTTCACCGACGGCGACTCCCACCTGGTTGTTGAAAGCGAATGGCCACCTGCTCGGGATGGTCGGCTGATGCCCGCGGTGAGGCGGCTGCCGCGGCCGGTGAAGGTTGATCCGGCCGCGACGGCATTCCGAGGCCGCGAGGTCGACGAGATGACGTTCTACGAACTCGGTGAGGACGAGTACGGGATGCGGAAGTACGTTGTGACCAACGTCTTCCACGTTGATGGGATCGAGTACGTCCCGCCGTATCTCGGCCAGCCGACTGTGGGCACCGTCCGGTCGATGTTCGAGGTCACGACTGACGAGATGAAGCCGGTGGGGGAGTGACCGGCAAGGCCGACTCCACGATGGCGTACCTGCTGCCGTGCTGTTACTGGGGTGTGGGAGCAGCACTACCGGGTGCTGCACGGCGACGGCTGGAAACCGGTACCCGGCCGGCCGCTGCCGCAGGCCCAGTGATCCCGGGAGCGCGGGCTGTCACCCGTTCGTGGCCGGTGAGCGCGCCGTACGCTGCGGTGCCAAGCGCGCACCCCAGCGAAAGGAGCGGGCGTGGCCCAGGATCGCCGCGACACCCCGGGCAGAACCTCGGCGCCCGACCGGTATCCCCCGGACGACGACGGGTCTGCCGGTGCCTGGGCGTCCATTACGGCCGATGACGCGGGCGGCGACTCGGCCGCGGCGGAGCTGGCGGCGATGAACACGGCCTACGCGGCCCTGCGCTGCCTACGGTCCGACGAGTTGCTGCGCGTGTTGCGGTGGTTGAACGACCGGCTCACCACGGAGCAACCCAACGTGTTGCGCAAGCCGAACGAGCAACCCGCCACGACCGAACATGGCCAGCGATGAGCGCCCCCGACCAGAAGCGGCCACCCACGGTGCGGCCCGGCGTCACCTACACCTCGTGCCGGCCGGTCCGGCGCGGCCTGTTCGACCGGCCAGCCAGCCGCACGCTGATCGTCGAACAGAGCGCCGCCGGCGACGGCAACATCAAGGTGTGGATCTTCGACGAGCAGAGCAGCACCCGGTTCCCGCTGTTCCTGGACAGCACGCAGGCCCGGCACCTGGCCGGCGAGATGAACGTGCGCGCCGACCTGGTCGAGGACCACACCGAGACGCCGCCGGACCGATCCACGGACGCGGGCACCGATGATGAGGAGGCCCGGTGAGCGGAAACGACGGCCTGGTCGACGGCCTGATCGACGACGAGGCGGTCCGCGCCGCGGCCGACCTGGTGGGCCGGACCGGGGCGCGGGAACTGGACTACGGCTTCCTGCACGAGAACGTCCCCGTCCACCTGGCCGACTGGTGGGCCAAGGCCACCTTCCAGGACGGCGCGATAACCGTCGAACACCAGGCCGGCCCGGTGGAGGCGATGGAAGCCCTGGCGACCCGGCTGCTCACCGGGGCCCAGTGCCAGAACTGCGGCGGCTTGATCGCGTTGAGCGACGAGGGTGCCACGGCCTATCCGGGTGCCACCCGCCCGGACGGCAAGGTGTGGACCGAAGACGAGATCCGCGCCGCCGGGCTGTGCCGGTGGCGCCGCCGCGGCCCCCGGTGGGAAGCCGACTGCAAGGGCTTCCCACCCGAACCCGGCGACGAACTGCACACCACCGAGAAGCTGGCCCGCGCATTGGAGGCACTGGACGACCCCGCCCTGCGGGACATGATCAAGCTGGCACGTCGCGGCCACTACCACGACTTCCTGTCCCCGCTGGCCCTGCCCGAGACGCAACTGGTCGCCGACCTGCGGCAGGCCGGGCACGAGGCGACAGCGCAGCGTGTCATCGCCGGCGACTTCGACGCCTCGCCCGCCGAACACGAGGCATGGGCCGTTGGCCCTGACGGCCGGGCCGCGTTCGCCGACCTGGCCAGCGCCGGCCGGCCACCTGGACGGCCGGCCGGGGAAGCGTTCTGGCGGACACAACGCGACAACGACCGGTGAAGCGCATCGGCCGCCGGCCGTGGCCGCCCGGTGATAGGAGAACGCTGCGGTGCGCACCTCGATCCACCCGACCTACGACAGCCGCGAAACCGGCCCGTCCTACCACGTGACCACCCAGCTGGACGACCGGACGATCGCCTTCCAACAGCCGATCGACGACCCGTTCGTCCGGCACACGGTGCGGATCGGGTGGCGAGACCTGCTGCGCGGGCTGCTGCGCCGCCACCTGGTGGTGACCGTCGTCCTCGGCGCGCGTCCCTCGGTGGTGGAAGACGTGTTGGAGCTGGACGCCAACTACCTGGGCATCGGCGGCTCGACCCGGCGCGACGAGCTGCACGCGACGATCAACCAGGCGCTGGGCGGGATCGGGTGATCCTGCACCCGCTGTTTCACTGGTCGCCCGCAGACCGGCGCACGCGGATCCAGCGGCGCGGCCTGCTGCTCAACGCGCGGCCGGTGGCGCACACGTTCCGGATGGGCTACGTGTGCACGTCGTCCTCCCCCAGTCTGGCGTGGTCGCTGTCGGCCCGCGTGTTCGGCGAGCGGGGCCAGGAGTGGGACTGCTGGCAGGTCAGCCTCGACCCGACCGACGAGGTGCACGTCCGGGAGTTCTTCGGCAACCGGATCGAGGAAATCCGGATCTACAACAGCGTGCCCAAGTCGCGGCTCTGGCTGGTCGGTTCCCGCACCGTGCCGGTGCGCGGCCGCCGATTCTGACACTGGCGCCGACCAGCCGCCCCCGTGTGACCCGTTCCACGGCAACCGTGCGCGCCCTGAACGCCCAACCCGCTGGTCCTGCAGGTCCACTGTGGATAGACTGATCATGTTGTACCGCAACACGACCCCACCACCACAGGAGACGCACGGACATGGCCTACTACCCGCTTGCACTGCTGCGCGCCGCGTTCCGCGGCATGGACCGCGACGAATCGTTGCGCGTGACGTTCGTCCACGGACACCGGCAGTTGACCGGCACCGTCAACGGCATCGGCTCCAAGTTGGGCATCACCGCCGACGACACCCCAGGGTTCTGCTCGGCGCTGGTCGAAGACGTCACCGCCGAGCAGGTCATCGCCGCCGACATCCAGCCCCCCGCCGCCACCACCGCGCAGTGATGGCGGTGACCACCGATCCGCGGGTGGTCAAGGTGGCGTTCACCAGTGCCTGACCGGACCCCGGACGATCCCGAGTTGGCCGCCCAGATGCGGCGCGTCGAACGCCGGTTCCAGCGCTACACCAGCCAGCAGCGGGCCGACCGGGCCGCGTCGCACCGGCTGGGCCACCGGCAACGCCAGGCGGTCGGCGAGTGGTTCTACGTCCACCCGGACGTCCCCGACCTGGCGTTCGACAACCGCCGGTCGGCAGCACGGGAGGCGATCAGCCGGCGCCGCGCCACCCGGACGTGACCCGGGGTCCGCGACCCGCCCCCCGCTGTCTGCCAAGTCGACGTGGTGGGCGGGCCGCGGCCCGAAGGCCGCCAGCGACCTGGCGAAGATCGAGGATCTCACGCCGCAGCGCACCGCGCCATCGATGGCGCGTGCCCCCGTCCCCGCAGCATGAGAGGGGTCTGCGGTGGCCGGACACACGATCGGCCGCGCCGGCCCGGCCCGACCGCCGCCGGCACAGGCGTCGAAATTCGACGCCGCACCGTCGATTCTCGACGCACCCGCCAGCCTCGACGCTAGGGCACGTCCAGCGTGTCCAGCACCTCGTCCAACGCCATGGCCAACGAGTTGGGTGGCTGTGGCGCGCCGGGCGGAAACCACTGGACGCTGGCCGGTCGGGCCCGGGTGATCGACCGGTAGCGGTAGAGCCGCCACCGCCACCCCGAGCGCAGCGCGCCGATGACGGCGTTGAACATGCGGGCCTGGCCGCTGGCGGTGAGCCGGTCGTGTTCGGCGGCCAGTTCGGCGCGGGACAGGCCGGTCGGGATGCTCACCCCGGCGGACAGGTCCAGGCCGCTGGCGATGACACAGCCACCGATGGCGACGCCCTCATCCGGGCGGACCGGGCGACGGTCGACGGTGGCGCGCAGCAGGTCGACCAGTTGCCGACTGTTGGGGTCCAGTGTCAGCGGCAGGATCTCGCCGTGCACCGGTCCGCCTTTCTGGTGCTGGCTGAACACGAGCAGCACGCCCTGCACGTACCAGCCGAACTTGGCGTGCAGCATCCGTTCGACGTTGGCGGCCACATCCAGGCAGCGGCGGGTCTGCGGCGGCAGTTCGGCGAGCAGCTCGGCCGGCGCGGTGGTGGGCACGGCGACACTGTAAGCGGGCACCGTCACCCCGGCTGGTCGACAAGATCGGCGCGGCCAGGGGAAGGTCAGCCCGGTGGCCTCCGTTTGTCACCACCGAACACGGGCCACACAGCTTCCCAGGTTGATGCGCAGACCACCCGGACCGACCTGCCCCCGGGGACGCCGCCGGCGGACCTGAGCATCGGCCGTCGTCGGCCGGGCGAACTCGAGGGAGCGGCCAGGCTAACAGCCGGCGCGCGGCCAGGTCAGCGGGCCCATAGGGCGGCCAGCCGGGCCGCGCGCCGCTGGTCGTGGCGGGCCAACAGCCGCGACAGCAGGTATTCGACCTGGCCGAGCAGTTCCCAGCAGCCCTCCGCGAGCCCTTCGGCGCGCACGGCATAGGCGACGTCGAACACCACCACCGGGGTGAAGTGGTGGCGCCAGTTGGACGTTGCGACGTGACCGCGGCAGGGCGTCGCCGGGCACACGTCGGGATGGCGCAGCGCAGAACGCAGCACCTCCAGCAACACCTCCACGGTGACCGGCGGCCTCACGACGGCCCCTGCGGTGGGTCGGTGAACTCGGCGGGCGTCGGATCCAGGTCGACGACGACCAGGTCGCCGTCGGGCCAGGTGGCGAACCCGTCGTCGACGAGGTCGGGGTGCGCCAGCCGCAGGTGCTCGCCCAGTTGCTGCTCGTCGGGCATCGGCTGGTCGCACCGGTGGCAGCTACCCATGCTCGTCGTGCTCCCCGCGGGTGTGCTGGTGGGGCAGCTGCGCGGCGAGCAGCCGGGCCGCCTCGGTGTCGGGTGGGCGGCGGCCGTGCGCCTCGAACAGGTCGGGCCGTAGCGACGCCTGCACCCGGTCGCCGGTCTGCCAGTGGCAGTGGCCGCAGAAGCCGTCGGCGGCGTCATCCGGGTTGCTGGAAGGGCTGTCGCAGGCCGGGCACACGAACAGCCGGCCAGGGGGCAGCGGGGTGGTCACGCCGACATGGTGACATGTGCCCCGATCGTGGCTGGTAGCGGCGGTCGGCCCGCGCACCGGTGGGGACCGGGGGGCGCCGGCTGTGCGTTGCCCCGCGCGGGCCGCGCCGGACTCTAGGGTAGTTCGGGTGTTCGACGAGGCCGACCGATTTCAACCGTGGCGGGTGCTGGACTCGCCCCGGCCGGTGTGGGTCGACCCGGCCCGGCTGTGGGGGCCGACCCGCACCCGTTGGGGCAAAGACACCCCGATCTGGCTTCGCAAGGCCGGCCTGGACCTGCGGGATCCGCTGCCCGGCCTGCTGTTCGAGTGGTGGCAGACCATGGCCGGCGACTGGTGCGGCTTGGTGACCGTGCAGGTGCGGGTGGGCGGCGAGGGCGAGCACACCGCCGAGTTGACCATGTTGCTGCCCGAGTCGGCGATCCGCAAACGCGACTGACCGCCGGCCGGCCACACCGCCGCTGCGCCGACCTCGCAGCGTGCGGCGGCCCCGCCGACCGCGCACGCGGTGCCCACCGCGCGGTGACAACTGCCCTGCCGGGCCCGGTACAGCGGCCTGACGATCGGGCCCGGACCTGTGTCCTGGTGTCGGCAAACACGGCCCGATCGACGTGTTATCTCCTGCTTATCGCGGACAGATCATGATAGGATGTCGGTAGTTCACCACCACCTGACAACTACCAGGAGCCAACCCATGATCACCGTGAGTGGGCTGCGGCCCACCGATGACCGCGACCTGCACGCCGAGGTCGCCGACCTTCTGGTCGACGCGCACCGGCCTGCCCTGGACCCGCAGCGGGCCACCGACGTGGTCGCGTTGGTCGCCAGCACCCTGGCCGGCCCCGGCGCCACCCTGACCGGCCTGGCCGCCCTCATCCGCGACCGGTTCGGCATGCCCGGCACCTCCCTGGTCACGGTGACCGCCGAGCACCTCGGGTTCGCCCCCGACGAGAACGGCGTGTTCGGGCCGCTGCACACGCGCCGCACCGACCGCACCGCCGTCCCCCAGCCCCGCCGCGCCCGCCGCATCACCCGGGCCGGCCAGGACAGGAAGGCGGGCTAGTGCCACGCATCACCTACGTCGAAAGACGGTTCTCGGCAGGCAGCCGCGCGGTCATCGACCTGGCTGACGCGGTCTGCCAGGACTACGCCGCCCAGGGCTTCGACCTGACGCTGCGGCAGCTCTACTACCAGTTCATTTCTAGGGACATTTTCCCGGAGGCACGCTGGTTCTGGTGGAACGAGAACAGCCGCAAGTGGATCGCCGATCCTGAGCACACCAACCCGGCGTCGACGAAGAACGCCGACCCCAACTACAAGTGGCTGGGCTCGTTGGTCAACGACGCGCGGCTAGCCGGCGTCATGGACTGGGACCACCTGGTCGACCGGACCCGCAACCTGCGCGACCTGGCGCACTGGCGTGACCCCGAATCGATCATCGACGCGGTCGCCACCCAGTACCGCACCGACCGGTGGGCCCACCAGCCCTACCGGGTGGAGGTCTGGGTGGAGAAGGACGCCCTGACCGGCGTGATCGGCCGGACCGCTGAAGCGCTGGACGTGCCGTGGTTCTCCTGCCGTGGCTACACCAGCCAGTCCGAGCTGTGGGCTGCGGCACGTCGGCACATCGGCTATGAGCGGCGCGGGCAGAAAGTAGTGGTGATCCACCTCGGCGACCACGACCCGTCCGGTGTGGACATGACCCGCGACGTCACCGACCGGTTGACCCTGTTCGGCGCCTCCACCAAGGTGGTGCGGATCGCGCTGAACATGGCGCAGATCCAACAGTTCCAGCCGCCGCCCAACCCGGCGAAGCTGACCGATTCGCGGGCCACCGGCTACATCGCCCGCTACGGCGGCGAGTCGTGGGAGCTGGACGCGCTGGACCCGACTGTGCTGGACGGGCTGATCCGTGACGCGGTCGCCCAGTACCGGGACGAGGCCCAGTGGGCGGCGTCCACCAACGCGATGGAGGCCGAGCGGTCCGACCTGGTGGCGGTGCGTGAACGCTGGGGCGACGTCATCGCCTGGCTGGAAGCACGGGGTGACTCGTGATCACCCTGCCGGCCGACGCCGTGCCCGGCCTGCAACAGGCCGGGCCGGACGGCGGCCCGTCCCAGTCCGACCACCTTCCGGCCACCGACCTGAAGGTCGGCATGCTCGCCTCGTACCTGGGCGAATGGGCCGTGGTCCAGCACGTGCAGGAAACCAGCGACCGCGTCCACTTCCAGCTGCGCACCTCCCTGTTCGACCGGGTGGTGCGCACCGTGTCGCTCGACAGTCACGTGTTGGTGCGGACCGACGTGGTCATCGACACCGACGACGCCGCCACCCACCGGCTGGCCCACCAGGATCCGCAGCCACGCCGCTACCGCCACATCGCCGCCGCCGTCACCGTCGGCGACCTGGACGACCTGCTGGTCGGCGACAGCGCCGACCGGTGGACCGAAGCCGACGCCCACGGTCGCACCGGCCGGTTCGTGCTCGCCGAACTGCCCTGCTGCGACCGGGCGGTGCGACTGCCGGCCCTGGCCGACGTTCCCCGCCTGGCCGCCTGCTGCCGCTGCCGCCGCCTGTACACGGTGAACCTGACCCGCGAAGACGAAGGCTACGGCGAGATCGGCTACACCGCCCGGTTCACCGTCGCCGCTGACGGCCTGCTCGTCGCCGCCCACCGCGGCGGCCGGTCCTAACCCCACCACCACCCAGGGAGAACCCGCCATGGACACCCTCGAGGAGCGTGTCGTCCACTTCGCCGCCACCCGCTACGTGCTGGTGGTGCCCGAACCGGCCGAGCACACCCGCCACATGGAGACCGCCAGCAACTACAACCTGTTCCGGATCGCACCGGGCAGCTACCCGGTGCGCCTGACCAACGGCAACGGCGCCGACTGGAACCCGGACCCGAACGTGCCCACACCCGGCTACACCGCCAACATCGGCCCCTACTACGTCCAGGTGAGCGTCGACGCCGTCCACGTCCACAAGCACGTCGTCGACCGGCTGTTGGGCGCCTCCCGCGTCCAGGACACCTACCCCAACCAGCCGGCCACCGTCACCGAGTACCACTACGCCTACCTGGTGCACGACGGGGCGCCCGGCCCGTTCAAGGGTTCGACGTTCCATGCCACCCACTGACCAGTCGGCCGGGCGGTGTGTCGTGCCCGGCTGCCACACCGACCAGGTCGGCCACCGCTGCCCGGACGGCGAACACCGCTGCACCGCCGACTGCGTGTGCCACCGCTTCGACAACCCCGACGTCTGCGACCAGCCCGGCGGCTGGTCATGACCGCCAACGCAACGGAGCAACCCATCATGCTGATGCCCGGCGAACTCGAAGTCGGCGACAACGGCGCCGTCACCCAGACCCTGTGGCAGGCCACCTACGGCGACCTGATCGTCGGCGACCGGATCTTCCAGCAGGGCTGGTGCACGGTCACCGAGTTGCGTGACATGCGGCGCGGCAAGCGTCGGATCACCGCCGACAAGCTGGGCAGCCCACTGCGGCTGGCCGAATGGCCCACCACGCCGGTCACGTTCGGCCTGCTGCTGCGGCCGGTGGACGACGCCGCCGAACTGGTGCGCACGGCCGAACTGGCCGCCGGCAACGGCCACGCGGTCGACGCCGAGCAGGGCCAGGCGGTGCTGCTATGCCCGCGGTGCCGCCAGCCGGTCACCGTCGCCCTGGTGGTCGAGCTGGGCGACCAGGTGCCGGCCGGCCGGGCCGGCGTCGGCGCGCTACGCCTGAAGTGGGCGCTGGTCGCGCACCTGCAGTCCTCCTGTCGGGCGTCGGCGCGTTACGCCTGGGTCTGCGACACCGACCACACCACGCCGCCCGGCCAGCCGGGCAGCCGGGCCGGCCTGACCGGGCCACGGCGGGCGGCCGGGCCGCTGCTGCGGCGCCTGGAAGCCGGGCAGGGCACCCGCTGGCGGACCCTCTACGACGAGGTGGACGTGCCGTTGGCTGGGCGGCTGGTGCATTCCGGCCGGCTCCTGATGGCCGACGACGCCCCCGGCGAGGCCGAGTTCGGACCCCTGGACGACCTGTCCCAGCCCGACTGCGGCGCAGGCGAGATCCAGTACCTCGACGGCGGGGCGTGGAAGACGCTGTAGCCAGCGCTTTTGTTGGTGCACATCACATCCAGCCGCGCAACCTCGTAGAATCAGCGCCGTCTATCTGCGTGTGATCATGATAGGATTATGGTATCTGTTCCACCCCACCACCACACTCCACAGGAGACAGACGTGAGTACCGAGACCGACATGCTGGACCGGGCCAAGGCCCAGCTGCACGCGATGATGGACGCCGCGCTGGCCGCGCACCCCGACCGGCCCCGCACCGACCTGACCTCCCTGGCGGCCACCGTGCAGGCCCCCTACGCCAAGGAGCAGCGGCTACTGCTGGGCGCGGTGGCCGCCACCCACCACGTGATGGCGGTGGGCACCAACCGGCTGTCCGGCGGCCGCTACAGCAAGGGCATCGACGTGAGCCTCTACGGCTTCGGCCAGGACATCGACGCGGCCCGCGCCGACTTCGCCGCCGCCATGGCCACGGTGCAACGGGTCATGGACACCACCGCCGAACCCACGGGCGAGGACACCGGCACGTTTCGCTCCTCGATCCTGCTGGGTTTCCGCCTGGCCCTGCTCGACCCGGCCATGACCCGCCACCAGGTGGAGACGGCGGTACGCGCCAAGTGCGACCCGGAGGCGGGCCGCCCGATGCGTTCCACCGGCAGCGGCGCCTGGACCGGCTACCAGACCGCCCTGGGCAACACCGGCCCGACCGCCGACCTCCAGGCCGACGCCGCCTGACCGCCACCCACCACCAAGCGAGGACAACCCGATGGCCACGCACGAGCTCGCGTTGAGCAGGCACCCCAGCTGGCGCCCCGGCACCGACGAATGGGCCACGCCCGAAGGCCAGTACATCCGGCTCTACAGCCGGCTCCAGGGCGGCGAACGCAACTTCTCGGTGCATCTGATCGGCCCGGACGGCAAAGCCCGCCAGGAGTCGGGCGGCCCGCAGGTGCCCGGCCCCTGGGCGTTCCTGGTCTGCCAGGCCACCGTCATCGCGGCCCGCCCCCAACTGGCCCCGCACGTCGTCGCCGTCGCCATCGGCGACCAGCTGCGGCTGCGCTGCTACGACGAGCCGCACCACCAGGCCCCGGTCCTGGTCCACACCCTGGCGTTCCGGATCGAACAGGGCCGCCCCGCACACGACCCGCACCTGACGCTGCCGGCCGACCCGACGGCCGACCAGTAGCCCAACACCCACCACCACACCCCACCACCAAGCGAGGCACCGATGGACAGCACCCAGTTCTTCCGGGTCACCAAACAGCATCTGACCGGCACCCTGGCCGGTACGGTCACCGTCGAGATCACCACCATCGACTACCGGGCCGGCCAGACCATCCGCTCGGTGTGCGGCGGCAACTTCCGCGTCTACGCGGTGGTGCCGGTCTGCCAGCACGGCCGGGAAGGCACCTGCTTCAACGACCTGTCCGACGCGCAACGCTCCGCGCACAGCGACCTGCACGAGGCCGCCTACCGGTGGGGCCGCGACCGGTTCAACGAACTGGCGGCCCACCGGTTCGCCGCGACCTACGCCAACAGCTTCTACGCCACCCCCGCCGCCGACCGGCCCGCCCACGACACGTTCCTGTGCGACTGCATGGCCGAGGACACCACCTGGGCGGAGCTGTTGGCGCGATGACCGACACACCCGACCCGACCTTCGACGACCTGCGCGGCATCGTCCGCGACGCCGGCTACGCCATCCTCAACGACGACCAGCTGTTGACGTTCGAGCGGGACCTGCTCGACCAGGCCCGCCAGTTGTGGACGGCGCGCCGCGACCTGCAGACGGTGCGCGAAGGCGGGACGGCGCCGCTGCCCACCGCCGAGGGCATCGTTGTGGACGCCGCGCCGCGCCGCTTCCAGACCCGCGTCGACGCCGTGGAACGCGGGCTCCGCGCCGCCATCGCCGCGCTGACCAACCCGAGCATCCCGGATCCCCGCCGCATCCGCGTGTGCCACAACAACAACCACCGCGACGCCTCGACCTACGGCTACCGGGCCACCGACACGGTGTGCGAGGTGTTCACCTACGCGACACGTGAAGGCGATGGCCACCCGCTGCACAACGCCTTCGACATGATCGAGATCGGCCGGCGGCGCGGCAGCTCCGAAACCGACGACCGCGCCCTGGCCTACGCGACGCGGGGCAACCGCAGCCTGGCCATCGGCGACCTGGTCGGCGTCGAATGCGACGACGGCCAGACCCGCTGGTACGCGGTCGGCAAGGCCGCGTTCTGGCTGCCGCTGGACCGCGCACCCCGCTTCGTGCAGCGCGCCGAGTTCGGCACCACTCCCATCGGCCCCGGCCGACCCGGACGGGCGGCCTGCTGAGACCCCCGGCGCCGGCCACATGACCTCGGGTGGCCGGCGCCGGCCCGCGACCCCCACCACCAAACCGAAGGACCGACCATGGCACAACCCACACCCACCAGCCCCCTCTACGAGTTGGCCGCCCGCCAGTGGCAGCGGGCCACCGAACGCGGCGGCGTGCACGCCGGCTGCGTCGCCTGGATGCAGGCCCCCGGCGGCCAGCAACTGCTGCTGTGCAAGACCCCCCACCGGCGCGGCGCCGAGTTCTGGGTGGACCCGGTCGACTTCGCCACCCGCACGCACACCGACGGCGGCTGGGCCACCCAGCACGCCGAAGGTGTCTCGGTAGGCGGCGAACGCACCGACACCCCGGTGCCGGCCGGCCTGACCGAGATGCTCACCAACGCGCTGCCGGTCCCGCGGCCCGACCAGATCCACGGCTACCGCCAGGACGGCGTGACCACCGCGCTGATCTACATCTGGGAACCCGAGGGCAACTGGCAGGGCCTGTCCAGCACCACCTACGTGCTGCGTGGCGCCGCCCGACCCGAGCACCTCTACAGCATCCGTGACGGCGTCCGCTACCTGGACATGGCCGCTTGGTGGCCGGCGGTCGACGCCCGGCAGATCGTCATCCTGGACGCCCAGCTGGTCGCCTCCACCCAGCCGGTGGAGGCGCACACCCTCAACGGTCGCGGCCAGTTCGTGCTGTGCCGGGGCACCGAGACCTGGACCGGTGTGGCGGGCCCCGCCCTCTACGCCAACGCGGGCGCGGCCGACGTCACCGTCGAACAGGCGTTGGCGCGGCAGGGCGCCGACATCCGCCGCCAGCTCCACGCTCCCGAGCTTCGAAGGACACGGCCATGACCGATCCGCAGCCAGAGACCCTGTACGCGCTGGCCGCCCGGCAGTGGGCGCAGGCCACCGCACGGCACGCAGTCGACGAGGACGTGGCCTGGTTGCAGGCCGACGACGGCCGGCAGCTGCAACTGGTGTCCGAAGACGGCACGTTCTACATCGACCCGCTGGAGGCCGACACGCGCACGTTCGCCGCCACCGGTGCGTGGGCCAGTCCGGACGGCCACGGCGAGACGATCGACTTCGACAAGTCGGACACCCCGGTGCCGGCCGGGCTGGTCGACCTGCTGGCCGGCGCCCTGCCCATACCGCTGCCCGGCCCGATCCACGGCTACCGGTCCGACGGCCGGACCACCGTCCTGATCTTCGGATGGCAGGCCGACGGTGCGGCCGACGACATGCGGCACGCCTGCTTCATGCTGCGCGGCACCGACAAGCCCGAGCACCTGCACCGCACCGGCCGCGACGGCCAGGACTTCCTCGACCTGGCGGCCTGGTGGCAGGCGGTGGACGCCGGCCAGATCGTCAACCTGGACGCCCAGGTGGCCAGCTCAGCGGCGCCGGTGGAGATGCGCCGGCGCCGCGGCTTCTACCAGTACGTGCTGGTCCGCGGTGGCCAGTCGTGGACCGGGGTGGACGGGCCCGCCCTCTACGTCCACGACACCGCCGAGGACATCACCGTCGAGCAGGCGCTACGGCTGCACGGCACCGACATCCGCAAGGTGACCCGCAACGCCCTGCAGGTGCACGGCAACTGAGCAGCACCGACCCGCCGGCGGGCCTGCCACGCCGGCACCCACGACCCCGGCGGTGACGCCGGATTTTCCCACCACCAAAGGAAAAGCGATGTACCCCCTTGCAGTGAGCCAAGAAGCGTACGACGAACAGGAAGCCGAACGGACCGCGCCGCCGACCACGATGGCCGACGAGCACCGCGAATGGCACCGCATCGCCGGCGTGCCGATCGGCGCGGGGACGTGCCCGTGGGACGCCTGCGACGGCGACCAGCCCCACCGCCGGGCGGTGGGCGCGCACCGGGCCAAGCTGTCCCTGCTGCGCCGGGCCGGCTACTACGCGCCGATCCCACCGCGTGAGCAGCGCACCCCCGAGCAGATCGAGCTGCTGGTGCTGACCAACGCGACGTGGCAGGCCAGCATCCAGGTGCGCCGCGTCCGGCGCGGTCTGACCTTCGGCGTCAACCAAGCCGGCAGGGCGGTCACCGTCGCGGAAGCCGAGCAGCGGTTGACCGACGCCCAGGACGCACTGGACCTGGCGGTCATCGCCGGCCTGCCCGCCGACCAGCGACCGCCGCTCTGATGGCCGGCCACGACGTCCCACCGGCGGCCAGCACGCAGCTGGTACTCCACGCCGGCGACCAGGCCGACGAGCTGGGCCTGTGCCAGGTATGCGCGAAGGACCGGCGGCTGTTGGACATACGTCACCTCGACGTGGACGACGGCATGTGCCGGTCGTGCCGCCAGCTGTGCACCGCCCCGGCGCCCGCTGGGCCGCCCGAGCGCGAACCGGTCGGGCCGACATCGGCGCAGCCGCACCAGGAGTCGGCCACGCCGGCGCCACCGCGGCCCGACGCCCCGACCAAGCCACCACCACCGCCGGCACCACCGCCTGCACGGCTGCCTGCACGGCCGGTGGCCGCCCCGCAACCGAAGATCCTGGCACCGCGACCACACCCGGCCGCACCCGTGCCCGTGCCTCGCCGACGCGGCGCGTTCCCGGCCAAGCTGGCGATGATCCGGGACGCCGGCTATCCCTGGCCGATCCCGACGCGGCGGCGCCGCACCAGCGCCCAACGCACCATGCTGCGGGCCGCCGACGAGGCGTGGCGGATGCGGATCTACGCCGCCCGGGTGCGCCGTGGCTGGACCGTGCGCCTGCACGGCGTGCCGATGCACGCCGAGACGTTGGACCGGATCGCGGCCAACGCACGGGCACGGTTGCGCGCCTGGGCGGCCGACTACCCCACCACCAAGTGAGAGGAACACCCAGCCATGCAACCCCATGAGGTCGGTGGCGCACCGCCGCCGGTCAACCCGCACTGCGGCTGCCCGGCCACCGGGCATTCGGCGATCTGCGCCGACGTCCTGGTCATCGCCGAGCATGACGCGCCGCTGCCGGCCGACCGCTACCGCACCGCGTTCCCGTTCACGTTCTGGCCCTACGCCGACCCGCACTGGGTGGCCGACCTGGAAGCGGTCGGCAGGCCGGGCCTGTGGCAGCAGCAGACCGTGGAGGGCACCCAGATGTGGGTGCCGATCAGCGACCGGGTGTACGGCGCGTCCATCCGGGAATGCCGCACCAGCGGGTGCGGCCGGTGCGGCCCGTGCGCGGCCACCGCGGTCACCGAGGCCGCCGGGCAGGCCGCCGAACAGGGCGAGATGGTCATGCTGGACGAGGCGGTGCGTACCGCGTTGGGCGCCGCCAACGTGGCCAAGATCCGCTTCAACGGGTGGGTCGCCGCCCAGGACGTCGACGACGACCTCTCCCTGATCGAGATGGTCGGCCCCGGCCACGATCTGCTCGACCTGGGCGACGCCATCGAGTCGGCGCTGCGGTCGCTGCGCGACGCGGTGCGCGTCACCATGCTGCAGGTCCGCCTGCGCGGCACGGCAGGTGGTGACGCATGAGCCGTTCCACGGTGCGCGGCGACGCCGGCACCAACCGGCGTGGCCTGCTCATCACCGACGTCGACGGGACACAGTGCGTGGCCGGACCGGTGTACAGCGAGCAGGCGGCGGAGCGGGAGGCCGGGCCGCTGCGCGCGTTGGGTGCCACGGTGAGCGCGCTGCCCTTCTACAGCACCCGCGAGTTCCGGGACCTGGCCGGCCAGCCCGATCCTTCGCCGTTCCCGGAGCACGCCAAGATGGCCGCGGCCGCCGGCCGCACCCAGCCGGTCGGCGCGTTCCTGAAATGGCTGGCCGGACAGGGCCTGGTGTTGGCGCGCTACGACCGGCACGACGAGCTGGTGCAGCACTACGAGACGATCGCCGCGCTGCTGGCCCGGTGGGTCGACGTCGACCAGGCCACGGTCGACGCGGAGAAGGAGGCCATGCTGGCGCAGCTGCGGGCACGGCCCGGTCGGCAGTCGTAGCGGCCACGTCGCCGTGGGCCCGCCGCCACCCTGGTGGCGGCGGGGCCCACGGTCGTTGGTGGCGGCGGAAACCGTTGTGTGACCTGCGGATCAACCACGCCCATTTGTGGTCCACAGTGGACTCAGATTGCTAGAATGATCTTGTTCCACTTCACCACAACCCTCCGCCCGGGATCACGTGGGAGCGACCCGGGCCGGGAGCCCCACCACCAGATGAGCGAGGACCGCATGTCCACCACCAGCACCGAACCCCGCGACGGCGACCAGAAGATCCCGCATGACCGGGTGCTGCGGCGCATCCGCGAACTGCTGGCCGCCGCCGAGCGCAGCGCCGCCAACTCCGCCCGCACAGACACCACACCCGAGGATGCCGCCGCGTTCGCAGCCGAAGCCGAGGCGTACAGCGACAAGGCCGCCAGGCTGCTGTTCGAATACCAGATCGACGCGGCCACCCTCGCACTGTCCGGAGCAGCCACGCCGGCCAACACCGAGGTGGTGTGCAAGACGATCCGCATCGCCGCGCCCTACGCCCGCGAAAAGTGCGAGCTGGCCCGCCACATCGCCGCCCTCAGCTCCGTGCACACGCTGGCCCTCTACGCCACCACGCGCAACGGCAACTGGTCCTACGTCAAAGGCCTGAGCCTGCGACTGTGGGGCACCGCCGCGGACATCGAGCAGTTCGAGATGCTGTTCACCTCGCTGCTGCTGCAGGCCAACCGGCTGATGGCCCACGACCGGCCGGCCAACCCGCGCGAAGACCTGGGCACCTACCGGGCCAGCTGGCTCCTGGGCTTCACCCGCCGCATCCATGTGCGGCTGCACCAGATCCGCCAGGCCGGCCTGGACCAGGCCACCGGCAGCGGCAGCGGCGCCGAACTGGTGCTGGTGGACCGGGCCGCCCGAGCCAAGCAGACCGCCGAGGCCACCTACGGCGACGACGTGAAAGACGACATCGTCAAAAGCGGCGGCAGCGGCGAGCACGACGGTCGACGCGGCGCCAACCGGGCCGACCTGGGCCAGCACCGGGTCGACGAGCCGGCAGGGCGCGAGCTGGCCGGCTGACGGCACGGAGGCGGTGGCGCGGCGACCGGCCAGTCGCGGCGTCACCGGCCATGTTCACGTCATGATATCGTCGCGATAAGACGGAGATAGGAGGGGTTGGGGTGCAGCTGACCGACGAACAGGTCGACTTTGTCGACACCTTCCGCGCCGGCGGCCACATGTCGGGACAGGCCGGCGCCGGCTGCGGCAAGTCGTCCACGCTGGTCGCCGCCGCCCGCGCGGCCGGCCGCCGCGACGGCCGCCTGCTGACCTACAACCGGGCGGCCGCGCGGGCGGCCAAGGCCATGTTCCCGGCCACCGTGCGCTGCTCCACCATGCACGGCCAGGCATGGCACATCGGCCGCCTCTACGCCGAACGCAACCGCGTGCCCATGCCGCCCGGCGCCACCACCAAGGGCCCACGCCGCCAGTACGGCCGCGACGTCGCCGCCATCCTCGACATCACCAGCTCACTGCACTGCGACGGGATCCCGGTGTCAGCGGCCCGCCTGGGCGGCCTGGCCATCGCCGCGGTCAACCAGTGGTGCCTGGGCATCGACCCGCACATCACCGCCGCGCACGTCGCGCCGCAGAAGATGCTCACCCCCGCCGGCAACGCCGAACTGGCCGCCGGCGTGGTCGCGCTGGCCCGCCGGGCCTGGCGCGACATCTGCGACCTGGACAACGGCCGGCTCACCGTCAGCCACGATGCGTACATGCGGATGTGGTGGGACACCGGCCGGGCCCGGATGCGCACCGACTACATCCTGCTGGACGAGGCCCAGGACACCAACGTGCTGGCCGAGGCGATCCTGATGGCGCAACGCGACCACGCCCAGCTGGTGGCGGTCGGTGACTCGGCGCAGGCCCTCTACGAATGGCGCGGCGCTGTGGACGCGTTGACCCGCTGGCCCGGCCCCACCCTGTGGCTGTCCCAGTCGTTCCGCTTCGGCCAGGCCATCGCCGACGAGGCCAACCTGGCGTTGGACCTGCTGGGCAGTCCGCTGCGGCTGCGGGGCACGCCCGGCGTCGACTCGGCGGTGGGACGGTCGGCGGCACCCGACGCGGTGCTGTGCCGCACCAACGCCGGCGCGGTCGCCGCCGCGATCGCCGCGTTGGAGGCCGGGCGGCGCCCGGCCCTGGCCGCCGGGGCCGGCCCGATCAGGGAGTTCGCCCAGGCCGCGCAGCGGTTGATGGACGGACTGCCGGTGGACCACCCGGACCTTTTCGCCTTCCCCAACTGGGAGGCCGTGTGCGACTACGTGGACAGCGACGACGAGGGCGCCGCTGACCTGACCATGCCGGTCGGGTTGGTACGCGAACACCAGCCCGACGGGTTGATCCGGCTGGTGGACACGATTGCCGCGCAGCCGCGGACCGACGTGGTGATGTCCACGGTGCACGGCGCCAAGGGCCTGGAATGGCCATCGGTGCGGTGCGGGGACGACCTGCCCTCGCCCGGCTGGGAGCGCGGCAACCGGCGCCCGGTCCGACCCTCCGACGGGCGCCTGGCCTACGTGGCGCTGACCCGACCCCGCCACCGGCTGGATGTGGGCGGGCTGGCCTGGCTGGCCGAATGGGCGGCGGACCGGTCGGTGCCGCGCGGCACCGCCTACCAGCAGGCCGGTCGAGCAGACCGGCGGGCGCCGGTGGTCGGCATGCCGATCCCGGCGTCCATCCCCCGCCACCTGCACCCGGCGGTGCGGGTGGCGCGCGGCGTGTGGCAGGACATGTGGCCGGGCATGGAGTTGGACGGCACCGCCGACCTGATCGTCGCCGCCCTGGCCAAGGACGGTTTCCTGCGGCCCGGCCCCGACGTCAGTTCATGATCCGGTGAGTGATCGGAGAGATATCATGCCGACGTCATGGCCAGTGTCATGGCCAGTCGCCGAGAGGGAGCCACCCGCGATGCCATCCAACCCGATGCCGGCCGGCCGGCCGACGTTGCGGGTGCTCACCGAACACCTGTTGACCGAGGACGACTGCGCGGCCGCGTTGGCGTTGGCGTTCGCCGGCCAGCCGATGCGGCGCGGCGAGAACGCCGTACGCGAAGCGTTGAACCGGGCGCTGCGCGAACACCTGCTGCGCCGCCGGGCCGACGCCGAACCGGCCGCCGTGGCCCGCTACCGGACGTTGCTGCCGGAGTTGCGGATCTTCCTGCCCGACGACCAGCGGGCCGAACTGTTGGCCGCGATCGCGGCCGCCGCACGGCCGGCTGACGTGCCGCAGCCACGGCTGTGGAACCGGCACACCACCGACACCGGCGCCTCGGCGGTGCAGCTGAACGCGCCGCACGAGTTCACGCTGGACGCGGCGGCGCGTGGACTGGCCGTCCTGTTGGCGGGTCAGCCGACCCGGCGGTTCGGCTACCGGTCGGCGCAGCGCGGGTTGCAACGCGTCGCCCGCGGCGGCTACCGGGGTGAACTGGGTGGCGCCGTACAGGAGGGCATCACCGAGCAGGAGGCGGCGGCGTTCCAGGCGGCCACCGACGGCACGGTCACGGTGGCCCGCGCCGACGTCGTCACGTTCCGGGCGCTGCTGTCCCAGTGGCCGCCGTTCGCCGACCCCCAGCAGTAGCGGCAGCCTCCCAACATTCGGGCGTTGCCTTGCCCTGACGTCCAGTTTCACCCTGCTATCGCCGACATATCATGATAGGATCATGATATGTCGATTTTTGTCACCCGCAACGGCGGCGGTGCCCGATGACGGCATCCCGCCTGTTCGACGTCGGCGAACGAGTCCACTGCCAGCGGCCCGACCAGACCTGGTTCACCGGGTTTCTGGCCGCCCGCAACCCGCGAGACGGCGCCGACTGGGCGGTCGCCGTCGACCAGCACGGCACCGCCTACGAGCCCAACCAGTTCGGCGTCCTCGTCGAGGCCAACGAAGACGAGCTGACCCCGCTGGCCCGGCCGCTGGGCCGTGTCGAACGCGTCGGCCTGCCCGCCGCGATCGCAGCATTGACGGCACTGGCCATCGTCGGGCTCATCGTCGAGGGCTGGCTTCCCATCGGCCTGGCCGGCCTGGGCGGCGCGGCCGTGCTCGGCATCCGAGTGCTGGCCCGCACCCATCCCGGCCGCACCTGAAATCCCACCACGCTCACCAACTCCCACCACCACGCGAGGAACCCCATGCGCATCCCAACGAAGACCCGCGCCCGGCCCGGCCTGTGGACCTTGGGCTTGATCGGCACTGTGGCGCTGATCCTGTACACGGCCTGCGACGCCGGGCACCACGGCGCCAACGCCCAGACCGACCCGCCGGCCGCGACCACGGTGGCCGAACTGGACGCGCTGACCGTCGCCCCCGACGCCAGCATGGCCGGCTACAGCCGCACCCGGTTCGGCGACGGGTGGGCCACCCAACCCGACGGCTGCGACTCCCGCGTCGACGTGCTGCTGGCCGACGGCACCGGCGTCACCCGGCACGGCTGCACCGTCACCGGCGGCCGGTGGACATCCCTCTACGACGGGGTCACCGTCACCTCGCCCCACCAGCTGGACATCGACCACATCGTGCCGCTGGCCAACGCCTGGGTCACCGGCGCCCGGTCGTGGACCACCGCCCAGCGGGTGAGCTTCGCCAACGACGTGCACCGCGAACTGGTCGCCGTCACCGCACACTCCAACCGCTCCAAAGGCGACGAGGCACCCCCTGGCTACCAACCGCCCGACACCGCCGACGACTGCCAGTACGCGCAACGCTGGGTCGCGGTGAAACTCGCCTACCACCTGACCGTCACCAGCACCGAACGCGGCGCGCTGACCGGCATGCTGGACCGCTGCCCGGCCGGCGGGTGAGCGGCGATGCCCGACAACCGTGACCGCGCCACGCTGGCCAACGCGGCCAGGCTGGTGACCGCCACCCAGAACTCGTTGATCGACAACATCCGTGTCGAGCTGGGCCTGTCCTTCGGCGCCGCCACCGCGCTGATCCTGGCGCTGCGGCACCTGGACATCCTCGACGCGGCGCACCTGCCCACCGTGCCGGCCGACAAGGCCGACGCGCTCGCCGCCGCGATCCTGCGCCGCCACCCCGATCCGGTGGCGGCCGCGCAGAACATCGTGTGCCTCAAACAGGGCCCGGCATGCAACGGACCGGTGCGCTGGCGGGAATCGCCACAGACCGGCGGTTCACCGCTGCCGCTGTGCCGCCACCACCACGCCGAGGCGGCGCAGCGACCCCGGCCCGGGGCGGACTGGTTGTGATGGCCACGCCGATTCCGGGCCAGACGCCGTGCGCCGGCTGCGGCCGCACCAAGATCCGACCCGACCTGTGGGACCCGGCGCTCCGCGGCCAGGGCAAAGTCCGCCACGGCGCCGGCCAGCTGTGCGTGAGCTGCAACGACCGCCGCCTACGCGGCAACGCCGGGCCGGCCCGACCGGCGCAACGGGTGCCCGACGAAACCCCATGCGCCGGCTGCGGCCGCACCAAGATCCGACCCGACCTGTGGGACCCGGCGCTCCGCGCCCAGGGCAAGGTCAAACACGGCGGCGGCCAGCTGTGCGTGTCCTGCCAGGGCCGGCAATGCCGGGGCAAACCCGGACCGGCCGCACCGGCCGTGCGCGGACCCGACGAGTCGCCGTGCACCGGCTGCGGCCGCACCATGATCCGCAAGGGTCTGTACCAGGACGCCCGCACCACCGCATTGCGGGTGGTCTGCCGAGGCTCGGGCACGCAGTGCACCAGCTGCTACAGCCGGCAGCGGCACGGCCGGTCCGGGCCGCCTCGGCGACGGCGCACACCACCGGGATCGTTCCCGCTGTCCCCCGACCTGGTGGCGGCGCTGCGCCGCGCGGACCCCGACTACGACCAGAGGAGCGCAGCATGTGCATAAAACTGGACTACTCGCCCGCTTTCCCGGCCGTCGGCGACGGCGAATGCTGCGAAGGCGCCGTCCTCGACGGCCCCGGATCGTGCACCTGCTGGGAACCCGTGTACAGCGCCCACCAGCAGCCCGTCGACGAGGAGGCCGCCGGGCTGCTGGCCGCCGGCGTGCAGCCGGTCACCCGCCAGGGCATGTGCGGCGACTGCGCCTACCGGCCCGACAGCTTCGAGAAGACCGGCGACCCCCGGTTCAACGGCGACGCCGACATGCTGGAAGGGCTGGCCGCCAGCGGGGAACGGTTCTGGTGCCACGACGGGCTGCGCCGCATCGTGGCATGGCGCCACCCGGCCGGTACCCAGATCCCGGCCGAACCCGGCTGCTACCGGCCCACCCAACGCGCCGGCGTGCCCTACCAGGCCGACGGCCAACCCGGCCTGCTGTGCGCCGGCTGGGCCGCCCGCAACCGGGCCCTCGACGCGGCCCGCCGCCGGGCCACCGACGCCCCACCGCTGTAGCCGACCCGTCCCACCACCATTCCCACCACCAAGCGAACGGACCTCCCCACCACCATGCGCACATCCCGACACCCGCTGGCCGCGCTCAACGCGCCCCTGCAGTGGGCGGCGGCCGCGGTGCTTCTGCACCGCGGCAACCGCGACCACGCCTGCCACGTCCTGATGGTCACCCGACCGGCCGCCCCGTTCGCCGGGCTGCCCGAACTGCCCTTCGCGTTGCTGGGCGGCCGAGACCCGGTCGACGCGGCATCGCTGGCCCTGGCCGAACAGACCGGCCTGACCGTGCATCCCGCCGAACTGCGGTTCGCCGGGATCTTCGACGTGCCCGCGCGGGGCGCCCACGGCGAAGTGATCACCGCCGCGTACGGGGCCGTGCTCGCCGCCCCGGTCCCACCGCGCACCGCCACCGCCCGCTGGCAACCGATCGACGAGCTACACCAGCAGACCTGGCGCAACCAGGGGCCCGCGTTCGACGACCTGCTGATCGTCGGGCACGTCATGCGGCACAGGTTCGACCACTGGATGTGTGAAGGCGACCGCAGGTTCGCCACAGTCCGCGACACCCGATGAGGAACACCATGACCACCTTCGACAACCCGCGCCCGCTGATGGGCCCCTACCAGGCGCAGCGCACCTTCGAAGCGCTGCCGGCGCCGTCGCGGGCAGCGCTGGTCGCCCTGGCCGGCGACCCACACTCCCGGATCAACCCGGCCTGCCTGGCGCTGCTGCGCCGCCAGCGGCTACTCGAGGACGAGCAGCGGCTGCTCACCGAGAAAGGCCGGTTCGTCGTGGCCAACCGGCCCCGCCGCTACCCCCGCGCCGACGTGCAGATCATGGACAGCGCCACCATCCGGCGCACCGTCACCGTGGAACTGCCCGGCCCGCGTGAACTGCTGGCCGCCGGCCTGCGCTGGCTGGTGGACACCCAACAGCCCGACGACGCGATCCTGCAACACCACGGCATGAGAGTGCAGATGGTGGTCGACAACCGATCGATCGTGCTGTGCCCGCGCGGATGGGGTGGACACCCGGTGATCGCGGTCGACGTGGCCAGCCACGTCGGCGACGAGCATGGCCTGCCGTTGACCCGGCTGGGCCGCGGTGAACTGGACGTCTGGCAGGCGGTGCTCACCGACCTGGGGGTCGAGGTGGTGCACCGGTGGAACGGGTGGCCTGCCCCCAGCGGCAGCCTCGCCCTGGCCGGTCAGGCACACCCCACGCTGCTGGCCGCCGTCGACCGCTACCACGCCGGCTGTCTCACCCACCGCCGACCGGACGGCACCGGCCAGGTGTTGTGCCAGTGCGGCTGGTACCAGCAGGGCTACCAGCAGCTCGTGCAACCCACGATCCGAGGCGCACACGGAGGTGCCGAATGACCAGCAGCCAGCAGTCGCAGCGCGCAGCGCTGATCGCCGACCTGACCCGCGTCGACGCCGACTGGAACGACACGACCGGGTGGCAAACCCCGGGCCCGGCCTACCTCGACGCGGTCGCCGACGGGCTGCTGGACGCCGGCTGGCGCTTCGGGGCAGCCGACGCAGCGCCGACCGCCGGCCCAGTCGTCGGCGTCGTGGGCTCGCACGACGCCGACGAGGAGGTGAGCGGGGTCTATGCCACCGAGCCGGAAGCCCGCGACGCGGCCGACATCCTCGCTGACGGCCTGCGGGTCACTCGGTACACGGTGCAGGCCGCTGCCCCAGCGGCACAGCCGGACGACGAAGCCCGCCAGGCAATCGCCGATCTCGCTGAGGCTGTGGGACTGCCGCGCGACACGAGCGACCCATACTTGGTCGTCAACTGCGTACAGGAACGGCTGGCCAGTCCGGCCGATGATGCCGCCGCCGAGCGCACCGAGAAGGCCATCCACGACACCATGTGCGACTGCGACGCGCCAGGAGACGGGCAGTGCCGCTTCCCTGCACACGAGCTTCGCCGCGCCGCTCTTGCGGCACTGAGGGGGAAGCAGCAGTGAGCGGGCACCTTCGCGTGATCGACCCCAGCGAGCCGGACTCGATCATGGCGTGGCCCAATCCTGCCGACCCCGGCGAGGTCGAGTGGAGGCTGCGGTACGGCACGCCAACGAGGGAGGACCTGTTGTGGGCGGCGTCAACGATCGCTGCTTATCGGCATCTGGTGGACATGCCGCAGCGCATGCGGAACAGGCGTGTGGGACAGATTAGGGAGGCTGGCCGGTGAGCGAACGCGAGTTCCGGATCGAGTACACGATCCAGGCCATCGACAGCGGTGAAGACTGGGTCGACGTCGGGTTCGGGTCGTCAGGCGCATGGGATGACGTCGGCTCGGCCCTGTACGCCATCCAGTCCGACATCCAGAACCGGCAGTGGGAGACGGAGCCGGGTATGCCGGACCCGAAGGAACTGGAGGCTGGCCGGTGACCATGTTCTGTCCACCTGAGCTGATCAATCTTCCCCCGGATGAGGTCTACCGGGATGAGCGCGAGCGCGACCAGTGCGGCTGGATCGGCTGCGAGGACGGCTCCCCTCACGGCCGGTTCTGTGACAAGCACCGCCAGTGGCACGCGGCCCGGTTGGAGCGTCAGGTCCACAACATCATCGAGGCTGGCCGGTGACAACCGACGACGAGACCGCGTACCGGCTACTGGCTGACCACATCATCGCGGCCTGCAACCCGGCAGAGGATGAAGCCGCCGAGGTGCACATCGTGATGTGCGCCGTGACCCGGTTGCGGGACGTGGTGATGTCACTGCCCTGCGAATGCCCAGCCGACGAGATGGGTGAGCAGTTCGACGAAAACGACGCCTGTGACCGGTGTCGCGCGCTAGGCGCGCGTTCAATCGTGAGGGGCTGGTCCGGTGACAACCGAACGCGAGATGCGAGAGGCGATCTCGCAGGCGCTGCAGGAGTGTCCGAGCGAGTTCACGACCATCGACCCGGTCACTGACACGCTGGACATCGACTACGGCGAGATCGCGCGCATCGTTGACGAGGCCGTGGTGTCGCCGCGGCTGGCCGAACAGGAGCAGGCGCGTGTGGCCCTGGCCGATGCCCTCGGTGAAGCACGCGGCCACACCATGGCCCACCTGATCGACCGGGCGCGGGCATGGCGTTACCGAGCCGACGAGCTGGCCACCCAGCCAGACCGCGCTTGCGGCACTGAGGAACGGCAGACATGACCACGCACGCGCTGGGTACGAGGCATACGGCGACCACACCAGTTGGAAGACGTTCGACGGCCGCTGGCCCAACAGCGTCTGGGTAGCGCCGCTGGAGGAAGCCGAGGCCCGGTCCGAGGCCGCCCGGCACGGCGGCATGCTGGTCCAGCGTGCATCGCCGGACGACCAATGGTCGGAGGTGCCCGAGTGAGCAGCGTCGCCTGCGCCATGGGCGGCCACCAGTCGGCACGCGCGGCCTGCGACGTGTGGCTGACCCCGCCGGCCATCCTCGCCGCGCTGGGTGGGGCGGACTCGTTCACGCTGGACCCGTGCGCCGCCCCGGCGCCGCGTCCGTGGCCCACCGCCCGCCGGCACAACACCGCCGCCGACGGCGACGGCCTGGCCCTGCACTGGCAGGGCCGGGTGTGGCTCAACCCGCCCTACAGCCGCGACGTCGGCGCCTGGCTGGCCAAGCTCGCCGACCACGGCATTGGCACCGCGCTGGTGTTCGCCCGCACCGAGACCGCCTGGTTCGCCCAACACGTGTGGACCCGCGCCGACGCGATCCTGTTCCTGGCCGGCCGGTTGCACTTCCACCGGTCCGACGGCAGCAGGGCGGCCGACAACGCCGGCGCCCCCAGCTGTCTGGTCGCCTACGGCCGCCGCGACGCCGACCTGTTGGCCGGCGCCGAGCTGGACGGCGCGCTGGTGGCCTGGACGGCGGCCACATGAGCGGCCGGCAGCGGCATGCCCTGTGGTCGCCGACGCCGTGGCGGCCCGGGCGGGACGCGGCCATGCCGGACCCGCTGCGGTGGCGGCAGCCCCGCACCGTCCTGGTCGCCGGCGGCCCCGACCTGGCCGACCCGGACACGGTCAGCGACGACGAGTTGGCCGGGGTGTGGGCGGTGATGGCGTTGACCGGGCGGCACTGCTTCGTCGTGCTCGCCGACGCACCGGCTCGGCTGGCCGGCCGGCTGTGCGACCCGGGGGTGCTGATGCGGGTGGCCGGGCAGGCCACCGGCATCGTCGGACGGATGCCGCTGCACCTGGGCGGGTGGCGGCTGGACATGGGCGGCGCCCGCCTGGCCGGTGACTCGGGACTGGGCGGCGGCTGGCAGGCCATCACCAGCCGGTCGTTGGAGGACGGGCTGCCGGACACGACGTGGGTGCCGCCCTGGCCGCTGGGCCACGTCACCGTGTGGGCCCCCACCCGAGTGGGGTCACGGCCATGACAGCCGACCGTGCCGCCCGAACGGCGGCGGGTGCTGGACGAAGCGGCCCAGCGCCGCCGACGTCAGCGTGTCCCGGTTCGTCCGAGAAAACAGCCCTGCCAGCGGTGGAAGGAACACAGGAATGACCGAACGGACAGGGGCGCCGACCCGTCGGCTGGCCGCGCAGCTCGCCCAGCTCGACCAGGCCGCCGCAGGACTGCGCCAGGCCGCCGCCACGTTCGCCGAACAGGCCGTGGCCAGCTTTCGCACGTTGACCGGCCAGCTGGGCGTGGACGCCGAGGCGGCCGGCGCCCGGGTGGTGGGCCAGCTCCACGGCCAGATCGGGCAGGTGACCGGATCCGTCCCGGCCTACCTGCTGGCCGACCCGAAGGACGGCCTGCCGGCAATCCCGGAGGGTCGGATCCGGCGACTGTGCGACGAGGTGACCGCCCGCCAGGCCACGGTGCGCCAGCTGCTGCGCGACGTGCAGCAGTCGCCGGCGGCCGCGGTGGAGCTGTTCGTGGAGTACCGCGACGTGCACGGCCGGGATGAGGACATGGCGGCCGCGCAGGCGCTGCTCGACGTCGCCGAAGGGCTGGACGCGGCCAACCAGCTGGCCGACCGGGGCGGGCCGGGTGTTGCCGACGAGCAACCCGAAACGACACGCGCATAGCAGCGTGCACCGACGAAACCGTCCACGCCGACAGCACGAACCGGTTTCCGCTGGTAGGCGTCGTGGAGATTCGGCGGTGCACGGTCGGAGCCCACTGGTTGATCACGTCGGGTGACGTGATCAACGACCTTCGACGGTCTAGAGTGCACGATCAAGAGTCGGGTCAGACAACGGTCGTCGAAACGGGAAACGCGCGCCTCCGGCTCCGCAACCGGTGACGCGCGCTTCTTGAGGACCAGAGTCCTTCGGCTCCCAAGCCACCTACGAACACCACTGACAAGGTCGTAGGTGACCCAGTCGTCGGGGATTCACGTCCCCGACTCACCGGCCAGTCTACCGGGCGAGCGGGCCAATCTCCATTGGCCACCCCGGCACGACACGGGATTCGGGTCACCCGATCGGCCGGGAAGGACCACCGGTGGATCAGAATCCATCGGCCGCGCAAGCCGAGCACGACGTCGACGACGAGCTGCTGGAGCAGACGTCCGACCGTGACGTCGAGGGGGCCGGCGACGCGGACGGCAGCGTCGATGAGACCACGCCCAGCCCGATCCTCGACGCCGACGACGTCGGCTTCCACTTCGCGCGTGTCATGCAATGGATCGCACTGCATCCGGAGATCCCGCACACCGCGTTCCGGGTTTACGCCATCTTGGCCTCGCTGTGCGGACCCGACGGCACTGTGCCGGACCTGTCCAACGACCAGTTGATGTACCTGGTGCCGGGCGTGAACGGCAAGTCCATGGGAGGCACCGCGCTGAACGACGCGCTGGCCGTGCTGGAGAAGCAGGGCGTGCTGACCAGGACAGATGATCGGTCGCAGGCTGCGCTACGTCTGCAACCACCGGCGCGGTCGACGTTCGTGTACGTCATCGGTGGCGAACGCGGGCTGGTCAAGATCGGGGTGTCTGAGCATCCGGAACGGAGGCTCGCCCAGTTGCAGACCGGCTCAGGTATGACGCTGCGGCTGCTGTGGCAGACCGAGGGAGGAATCCGCCTAGAACGCACGCTGCACCGTAAGTTCGGGCTACAGCGCACCACGGGTGAGTGGTTCGACTTCGACCAGGCCGACCCGGTTGCCGCAGTGTCGGCAGCCGTGGCCGAACTGCGCACGACAGCGGCCGAGCGATGAGCTTCCTGGCGATCGCGTGGGCCGAGGCGGCGCCCGTGGCCGACGTGTACGAGCGGGCGATCAGCACGCAGATGGCGCACCGCGCCCGCTCGGACGGCACGGGAGCGTATCCCTCGATTCGGTCGATGGCCGAGTACGCGCTATGCGACGAGAAGACCATCGAGCGGCGCCTGGCCGCGATGCTGCGCCGCAAGGTCATCAAGCTGGGCGATCAGCGGCTGGCCCGGAGCATTCCGAAGCGATACCGGCCGAAGGTCTACGACCTGATGATCCCGTTCGACTGGTACTCCGCGAGCCAGGTCGACGAGGTCAACCGCGACCGCGCCGAACGGGGCCTCCCGCCGTTGACGGCCCAGATGCGTCCGCCACTGGCCGAGCCGGCCCGCACGGGACGCAAGCCGCGCGCCGACAAGGGCGTCTCCCGGCCACCCAAGGCAGAGGAAAGCGACAGCTCACAGCCCCTGACGCCGGACCTGTTCGAGTCGCAGGGGGGTCTAACAGTCCCCCCTGCCGAACCGGCGGCCCAACCCGCCCCAGGGGGGACTAATAGTCCCGACGAGGGGGGACTAATAGTCCCAGCAGGGGGGACTGTTAGACCCCCAAAACAGTCCTCTACGAAACTGGACCTTGAAACAGTCCAGGGGGGCCCGCCCCCCTCGAACCCCCCGGACCCAGCCGCTGACGCGGCTGGAACGAAACCACCCGCTAACGCTGCTCAGGTGGTTTCTACGGAAGGTGAGTCTGTAGGTGACCCACTACGCGTACGTGCGCGCGACAAGGCCGGCACGCAGGCATGCGCCGCCATCGACGACAACCCGCTGATCAGCGCCGACGACCTGGCGAAGGTCATCTCCGAGCAGTTTCCGCGGCTGACCCACATCCAGGCGTACGGCCGGGCCGCCACCCTGGTGGCCTTCGAGGCCAAGGCCAGGGCGCTCACCGAGGCACCCGCTCGGGCCAGGGGCAGGTGCACCACGCCCGCCAGGAGGCCGGTTTCGGGGCCTGACAGGTCCACAGGCGGACGAACCGGGGTCCCCGAACCCAATACCCCCGACCAACCGATACGGGACGTCTCAGCGGCTCATTGATGGAGGGCGGGTATTGGTTGTACCTCGACCCGGCGCCGGGCGGCCAGGTCACGGACATGGCTGCGGCCCCGGACTCCAGGGCGGTCCGGGGCCACCACCAGCGCGGATGCGCCGTTCAACCGCTACCGGTCCAGTCGACCGGCTTTCGCCGCGGCCAGGAATGCCTGGCCGGTCGGGCCGGTCACCAGCATCACCGGCTGGTGTCCGCCGGCCTGCTTGGTGTCGCGGACGGCCAGCTTGCCGGCGTCCCAGCCCATCTCCACGCACTGGCCACCGCCGGAGGTGTAGCTCGACGTCCTCCACGTGATCCTCATGTGTTCACCTCCCCCCGCGTAGTTGGTTGGCTGTGCTGACGATGTACGCCAGCGAGTCCTCTGGGCCGAGGCTGACGGCCTGCAGGTGGGCCATGATCCGGGTCAGTGCGCCGATCGCCTCCGGGTGGTCGTAGTAGGAGGCGGTCTGCCACGTCTCGGCGTAGCCGACCTGCCAGTCGCCCATGTCCAGCAGGGTGGCGGTGCCCCGCTGGGCCGGGTGGATGGCCACCTCGTCGGGGATGACCCGGACCTCCACGTTGGTCCGGGCCATCGCCGTCGCCAGGTGGTCAAGCTGCTCGGCCTGCGACTGCCGGTCGACCACGGGCCGGCGCAGCCGGTCCGCCTCGATGTAGAGCCGCAGACACGGTGATGGTAGATCGTCGGATTCGTCCCGGTACAGGACGCCTTGTCGGTCGAGCCGTTCCCGCAGGGCGGCGTCGACGTCCACGCCGCCGGTGTGCCGGGCGTGGTCTTCCAGCACCGCGCGGGCCGTGGCCTCGGTCTGCAGCAAGCCGTGCACCAGCGCCGGTTCGTACGCCTCGATCCGCCGGGCGAACCACTCCAGGCCCCGGTACAGGTCGAAGTCGACCAGGTCGGTGCGTTGCACGGCCTGCTGCTGGTCGTCGCGGTGGGTCTGGGCGGCGATCCGGCGCACCACCGCCATCTGCGGGAACGCCGATCCGCGCCCGTAGAAGTCCAGCAGCAGCTCCAGCACCGGCTGGCCGGGCGCGGCACGAGCGGTCTCGAAACCGGCCAGCGAGCCCTGTTTGATGTCGACCCGCTCCGCGGCTTGCTCCTGGGTTTTGCCGGCCATCAGCCGGTAGCGGCGCAGGCTGTAGCCCAGCAGCCTGCGGGCCACGCTCGGGGTGAGCACCAACTGCACGGGGTCGCTCCCATCCTCCTCGACGACAGCGCACCTGCCGTCACCGACATATGTACTGGCAGTAGCGGTGCGCGGGGCGTGAATCACCCGTCCGGAGGGGTGTCTACCAATACCCACACCGCGCTACGGTATTGGCTATGTCGGGGTATTGGTAGACCCCGACGGGTGGTGTGGCCTCGGTTTGGACCCCCGATCGAGCCGAGGCCCCACCGCCGCCACCGCGGCGACCATCGTGCCCGTCCGTGTGCCCCGCCCCGCGCGGGCACACTTTCCCACCACCACGGACAGGCCCGGGCCGCCGCCCCGGCCCAAAGGGGGTGCCGTGTCGACACGACTGCCTGGCAGTCACGGCGCCGGCACCTGCGGGCCGCACCCCGACGGTGGCGACAACCCGCCGGGCAGGGCCGCGTCGGCCCGCCCGGCGAGCGGTCCGGTCCGGGCCGCGACCAGGCGAGGCTCCCGTCCGCAGGCCCGGACCGCACCGCCAGCATCGACGGGTCCATGCCGGGGCTCGTCGGCCCGCGAGGACCAGGCCGCCGCTGCACCCCTCGGCGACGCCGGCCTGGTCCTCGCCCGTCCACCCCGACGGGGGAACCCCGCATGAACACCCCGACCCCATGCCCTACCGACAGCCCAGTCGACACCGTGTGTGGCCCGCGCTACGGCTACACCGCCGACACCGTCACCGACCTGGCCGCCGCCTCCTGGCGGCTGGCCGACCGCGACCCGTTCTGGCCGCAGCTGGACGAGCAGCAACGACACCGCCAGATCACGGCCGCCGCCGACCGGCTGCTGGCAGCAGCGGCGGCCGCTGCCCCACTCGACCCGAGACCGGTCGACCACACCCACCCAGGCGCGCCGCCCTGGCCCGACGGCCACGACGAACGCACATTCTGGACCGGCCGGGTCGCCGTCCACCACGCCGGCCGCCGCGGCCGCGCCGACGAACTGGACTGGCTGGACCAGCAGCTGGCCGGCCACCGCCCCGACGCCACCGGCGTCGACCTGTGCGCCTGGCTGATCGACACCCTGACCGGCAGGGCGCAACGACTCGACCGCGCCGGCGTCGACCACAGCCACCTGGGCCACGCCCACTGGTGGCTGGACGCGGCCCGGGTACGCCAGCAGGCCCGCTGCGCGCCCCGCCGGTGGCCACGCGGCCGCCGCCACCTCGCGCTGCTGCTGCGCCGCCACGGCCACTTCGGCCTGCCCGCCCACCCCGGCCGGCCCGGCGCCGACATCCCCGTGACCAGCCTGTCCCCCGACCTCGTGGTCATCGCCGTCCACGACGCCGCACCCTGGGAAGACCCGCACCGGCTGTTGGCCGACTGGACCGGCGACCACCCGGACATCGTGGAGCTGGCAGTCGACGTCACCCGCAACGAGCGGCTGGCCCGCGACCAACCCGGCGGCACCCTCAGCCTCACCCGCAACGGCGACCGCTGCTACCAGCGGCTGCTGGCCGCCTGCAACACCACCACGTCCGGCCGGCTGATCACAGCCTGACCGGCGAAGCACCACCAAACCCACCACCAAAGGGACCGAAAATGCTCACACCGAAAAAGAACGGGCAACCCCTGGCCACCGATGCCCTCGACGTCATCCGCCTGGCCGTGCGCAACGGCTGGGCCGACCAGCACGCCATCAACCTGCTCGGCCCGCTGATGGCCAACAGCGACCAGGCCGGCGTCCAGGCCACCTCCGACCAGGCATGGGCGTGGTTGGCCGCCAACGCCGTACCGGCCGGCCACCAGCTGCGGCGCAGCGTCGCCGGCGACGTCCTCCTGGTCCGCACCGACACCGACACCGACACGACCGTCGCCGCCGGCGCGCTGGCGGTGGCCACATGAACGACGCCCTGACCGCCCTCGACCACATGGACACCCACCCGCGGCACGTGTGCGTCGCCGGCGGCACCGACCTGGCCCGCGTCGAGCTGGTCCGCCGCACCGTGGACAACGGCCGCGCCGGCCAACGGATCGTGTGGCTGGCCAGCCACACCGTCGACATGCCGGCCGCGGCATGGGTCGAGACCCGCAACCCCCGCAACATGATCACCGCTGCGGCCACGTACGTCACCGGGGAAAGCCCCGGGTTCGGCCAGCAGTGGCGGGGCCTGCTGCTGGTGCTGCACGACCTGGACGCCGCCGACATCGACGCCGACACCGGCGGCCGGCTGACCCGGCTGTTCGACCACGGCGCCGACCGCAACCTGTTCGTGGTCCTGATCCTGCGCGACGCGCTGTGCCTGCCCGTGTCCACCATGGGCGCGGTCAGCAACCGGGCCGCCCTCGGAACGGTCAGCGAGCCACAACGACACGTCAGCTGACCGGACAACATGAAGCCGGCCCCGTCCAACTGGACGGGGCCGGCTTCGTCGAGCACAGGTTCAACGGGCGGCTGTCACGTCGACGGCGCGCAGATCCGCTTCGCCTCCCCGAGGCTGGCAGCGTCGGAAGGATCCGAGTCCCGGACAGTGCCGTCGACGTTGCACAGCACATCCAGCACGCCGGTCCCGGTGGAGACCACGAACCCAGGGCCGGACGCGGCGACATGACCGTTCGGGCACACAGGTGGGAAGCCGCGCATCACGTCCGCTGATGTGACCGCGTCAGCCCTCGTGTCGATCAGACGCCAGTTGAGGTTGGCCGCCTCCGTGGTGCACAACACGCGGCCCGGCGGGAGGTGCTTGTAGACGACCCACACGGTGGCCTGGTGGCCAGGTGTGGCCGCCCTGGGCACTGTGGTGCCCGGGTTCGCGCATGCCGCCAGCAGCGGCACGATCAGCAGCACACTGGCTGCCCGCCGTGCCCTGCTCACGCCAGCGTCCCGACATAGTCGTCCCGCGACTCCACGGCCTGCCCGGCGTGGTCCCACGCGACGAACAGCCGGCTGCCGCGACAGCCCAGCACGGTGCCGCTGTCGCCTTCCTGGACGGCACGGCCACGCAGCCCGCCGTGGCGCCGGCGGGCGACCACACGCTGCGAGTCGGTCCTGACGAACCGGACCAGCGCCCAACTCGCCTGGCGGGCCGGGTGCGGGTGCGGCAGGACCACCACGTGGGTCAGCGGCCACCCGTAGGCCGTGGCGATCAGCTGCCGCGCCGCGGCCACCGTCTCCACCGTCTGCATGCCCGGCACCAGTTCCAGCGTGAAGTCCGTGTACGCCTCGCGGACCTGACGCCCCAACAACGCCGTCCCCGGCAACGCGCCGAGCCGGGCGCCCAACAACGCGGCCCATGTGGTCCGGGCCTCCTGATCCAACTGCTGCTGCTGTTGCACGTCGTGCATGGGTTCTCCTTCAGTGGTGGTGGGAAATGACACCCGACCCAGTGGGTCGGTCACCGTGACCTCGCCGCCGTGGTTCGGCGGGCGGCATGGGCGACGAAGCTGTCCAGCAAGGACCACAGGGCGTCGCGCTCGCCCCATTCGGGATCGACGACGGCGAGCTGCACCGCGGCGCACACGGCGTCGCAGCATTCGTCGTAGCTCAACGCCAGGGTCGCTGGCGGTGCGGCTGCCGCCGAACGCGGTGTAGGGCCTGTCTGCGCGGGTGGTGACGGTGATGGCGTCGGGATCGCGGAACCGGCCAAGCCGACGTGCGCCTCGCACATTGGCGGCGCTGACCAGCATCCCGACCTTCGTCGCGGCCTGCGCGATGGCGTCGGCCAAGCCGGCGGGGGCGAAGCCGCTCACCGCGGCGCGTTGGCACCAGATCGCACCGTCGTAGCCGGGGCTGGTCCCCAACCGGGCTGGGAGCTGTCGGTCAGGTAGCCGATCCGGTTGAGTCGGGCCAGGACGGCCACCAGTTCGGTGGTTTCCTTGTCCGGGCCGACGCGGGGTACATATCCGGGCTGGGAGTCGAGTTTGCCTTCCAGCCACAGCGCGGTCAGCTCCCCGAGCTCGCGCAGGGTGGACGCCTCCTGCCAGCGCTGCCGAGTCGCACGCGGCATCGCACGCATGGGGGTTCTCCTCGAGTAGTTGGTGGAAAGACGCCGGCGCAGGCTGGGGTGCCGCCGGCGGTGGTCACATGCCGTCGTCGGGCAGGTAGGCGACGCGGAACAGGTGCGGCTCGCCCGGCACCACACCCACGCCGGACGTGGGCATGCCGTCGGAGAACCGGGGCGGGATGGTGGTCGGGTCTACCCGACCACCGGACTCGGCCAGGTGGGAACGGACGTCCATGCGCAGCCACACGCACTGCGCCCTGACCAGCGACGCCCGCAGGTCCGCGGAGCCGCCGAACGACATGGGCAAGCTGGGGTCCACAGTGGAGACGACCAGGCTGATCCCGGTCCTGTAACCCTCCCGGTTCAGGGTGACGGCGATCGAGAAGAACTCGTCCCGCCAGGAGCCGGGTATCTGGTGGATGTCGTCGACGATCCACAGCAGCAGCGGCGTGTCACGGTCCGGCGTCAGCAGCCTGCGGCGCAGCCGCTTGTTCGCGTCCTGCCGGCGTCGGTGCTCGGCGAGCAGGTCCCGCGCCTGACGGATGATCGGGTCGATGTCGCCATACACCGGCTCGCTGACCACCGGGCGGAGCCCCAGCTCAACCCGTCGTAGAACGTCCACCACACCGGGGAGCCGTCGGCCCGGTAACCGATGTGGCCGCGGACGTAGCCGCGGTTCCACAGGTCGAGGGCGTTGTCCGGGCCCGGGTACGGCCAGGCGATCTGCAACGACTCAGGAACGTCGAGCAGGTGGCGTGTGAGCATGGGAACTCCCTGCTAGTGGTGGGAAACAGCGGCTGCCGACACTCGGATGATCAGTAGCCGACGTAGGGGCGGCCTTCATGCACGGCGACCACGCCGGGCACGTTCCGGATCGAGCCGTAGCGGCGGATCGCATACAACGAACCGGCGATGATGTTGTCGACCGGCATCCAGATGTCCTCATGTCCGGGCAACGCGTTGGCCCGGAACGTGGAGTCGATGGTCTGCATGATCCCTTTCGAGGGGTGGCCGGCCACGAAGTTGGAGTCGGAGCGGTTCTCGGCCAAGGGGTTGCCGCCCGATTCGTGCCGGATGATCAGCCACTGGTCGGCCGGGTCCAGGTCGCCGGCGGGGGTGCCGTGGGCGAGCAGGATCTGGTTGGCCTGCGCGATCCACGTCTGCACCTGGGCCGGTGGGGCCGGTTGCCCGGCCGGCGGGGCGCCCAATGTGCTGGCAGCGACCGCGACACCGCCGGCGCCGCCGAACCCGGCGACGATCAGCACGATGATCAGCCACATCGGTGGCCGCCACTGCGACGACGACCCCGCTCCCCCGGCCCGGCCGCCGGCGCGTGAGCGGGCTGGCCGCCGGGGCGCGGGATGTGCGGAGACCCTGGCCGGGTGCACCGGGCGAGCGGTGGTGGCATGCCGGCCGGTGGCATGCCGGCCAGCGGGCGGCCCGGGCCGGCCCGGCCGGTGCACCCGGCCAGGGTCGGCCGGTCGGTGCGGCGCGGCCACGACCGGCGGTGGCGGTGGTGGCACAGCCGCAACCGCGCGGGGACCGGCGAGAGGCTTCATGCCGTCCGCTTCCCCTCAGCCGGTCCGGAAGGGTCCACGGGCAACACACGTCCCCACTGGCTGGCATCGACCAGGCCCTGTTTGGCCAGGCTGGCGATGGCATCGCGCAGCGCCGTCTCGGAATATTCGGAGCGGTCCGGCTTGGTCGCCTCGGCTTTGATGTCGCCGAACTTGGTGACACCGCGGCGCACCACCTGCAGCACCCGCTGCTCGCAGGTCCACGTGATCCGCCTTATCGCCGGCACCGGTGGGACCGGCACGCGGGTCACCACCGCCCGACCACCGGCGGACGGGCCGTCGACCTGCTCGACCTGCTCGGCCTGGGCGGCATACGCGGCCTGCCGGGCGGCCTCGGCGGCGGCCTGGGCGGCGGCCGCCAGGACCGGGTCGTTCCCTACCAGCTGCGCATACAGCTCGGGGTCGTCCTGGGCGATCTGCACGGCCAGCTGCCCGTCTTCCTCGGCCCGCCGGGTGTGCCGCTTGCCGTAGTGATCGCCCATGACACCGACGATGGCCGGCTCTGGCTCCAACGTGGGTGCGGCCGCGGCAAGCGCGTCGGCGTCGAGCAGGTTGGCCACCCGGAACAGTTCCGGTTCGCCGTTCAGAACGGCCAGGCCAGTCGTGGGCGTGCCGTCCGGGAATTTGGTCGGGATGGTCCGCGGGTCCACCAGGCCGCCGGGCAACTGGGCGCCGACGTTCTTGGAGATCCGCAAGATCACGCACTGCCCGCCGGCGCCGATCAACGACGACCGGATGGAGTTGAGGTTGTTGAACGTGTTGGGCACCGACGGGTCCTGGTCGGCGATGACCATGCGGATGCCGGTTTTGCGACCCTCGCGCTCCACGATGTCGACGATCGCGTAGAACTCGTCTTGAGCCGGGTGCTCCCGCATCTTGTGGAGCTCGTCCACGATCCACGGCAACAGTGGCGCGTCGCGGGTCGGGACGTGAAGGTCTCGGCGCAGCAGCCTGTTGATGGCCGACCGGCGGCGGTGCGCGGCCAGCAGGCCACGCGCCTGGTGGAGGATCTCGTCGCCGCTGGGCGCCGGCCACGGGGCATGTTTGATCCACATCGGGTACGAGCCGCCGCCCTGCGGGCAGCCCACCACCGGCATGACCAGCCCTGTGTAGGCGAACGAGGTGATCAGGCTGCGCAGCAACACCGACTTGCCTGACCCGGTGTCGCCGAACACGGCGCCCCCGCGCATGCCCCAGCCGGCCTCGAACAACGTCCACCACACCGGGGAGCCGTCGGCCCGGTAGCCGATCAGCGCACGGATGTTGCCGCCGGTCAGGTCGATGGCCAGCTGCGGCCCCGGGTACGGCTTGGCGGCCTGCAACGGGTTGGTCCGCGAAAACCGAACCAGCACCTTGTCCTCGAAACCCATCGGGTGCGGCAGAACCGACACGGAGGCCAGCGGCATGCCCCACAACGCGGCGATCCGGCGGCGCACGGCGAACGCCGACTCCGAGGTGTGTTTGCGGTTGTCCAGCTGGGCCAGATACTCGTCGAACATCTCCGAGCACTTCGGATCCAGCAGCGCCGATCCGGGCAGCAGGCCGTCACGGCTGCCGACCATCTGCTGCCACAGCAGCTGATTGGTGTCCAGTTCCGGTGCCGCCACCTCAACGGCGGGGGTCTCCGGGACTACCGCCTCGTCCCCATATGTGTCGTCCTCGACCGGCTCAGGCTCACGCTCGGCCGGTCGCCGCGGGTTGGTCCACAGGGCGTTGCGCACCCAGAAGGGCAGCGCCAGCGCACCCCCACCGACGGCCAGCAACATCGTGGCAACGTGGCCGGCACCGAACGACGCGGCCCACAGCAGCCACCCCCCGCCGGCGCCGATGACAGTGCAGGCCCACCGGCGGCGCGCTTTCCGGTTGGCCGGGTTGTTACGCGCCCACGCCGACCACATACCGATGGCGGCTACGAAATACACGCCGGCCGCGACCGGAGCGCCCACCGGCCACGTCTCCGGTGCCAGGTAGGCGGATTCGGCGGCCGCCCACAGCAGCGCCGCCACCGAGATCGGCATGGCCTGCCGGACGACGTGCTCCCGCCACGGCTTCTCCCCCGGTGGGTCCACTGCGAACTCGTCGGCGTCCGGGTCGAACGCGGGTACGCCCGAGTACGGCGGCCACTCGACTTCAAACTCAGAGCCGGTGTCGGCGGCGGGATCGGTGTCGATGTCGGTCACGCGGGCCTCCCTTCCAAGCCTGGTGGTGGGTTTCGGCTGATTCCGGGCCGGGCCAGCGCTGGTGTGGCGCTGGCCCGCCCGGGAACGGCCGAAGCCGGGTCACTCGGTGTTCTCGTACGCCTTCATGTTGGTGCCGTGGTCCTCGGTCTCGGACACGTTGTTGGCCAGATCGACCTGCGGCTTCAGGGCGGTCTTCAGCGCCTGCGCGGCGGCACGCGCGGCCCCGACGGCCTCGTCGAACGAAGCAATCGCTGTCTTGACGGCCTTGTTGCCGGCCAGGCCGGCCGCCACGACGTTGTTCTCGACCGTCTCGATGTAGCTGGGCCACTGGTTGGACATGCTGCCCAGCATGTCGTCGGCGTTGAGGTCCAGGGCCTGGACGCTGGCCGCCTCCTCGGCGGTCAAACCCGGCGCCGTCTTGGTGTCTGCCATCGGTGGAACTCCTTCACTGCGCCCCGACGGGAGTGCCGGGGGGTCTGGGTTGGGCACCACAGTCAGGTGCGGACGGCCTGACGGTGGTGCCTGCGGGGTGGCCGGGGGTACGGCCGGCGCACCGGAGTCGACCGCCGGCGTGGGCTCGGCGGATGCCTCGCTTGGGCTGTCCTTGGGGACGTCGTCCTTGGGGACGTCGGCGGGCGCCGGGTCGAGGCTGGCCAGGTACCGGCGGTGGAGTGCGTTGACATGCTCGGTGCAGAACATCCCGTCGTGTGGGTCGATCGGGTTGGGGCACGGCGGTTTCACGCCGATCTCCCACCGGCAGCCGGTGTGGGTTCTGACCGCGTCGATGAGCCTCAGGTGGTAGTCGCACAGGTATTTATCTGGCGCAGCCGGGATGCTGCACGTGCCGACGACGATGTCGTCTCCCACCTTGATGGGATCCAGCCAGGCACAGGACATCGGCTCGGCCGGTCGGGGCGGAGCCGGGTTCCCGCTGTTGTTGCCGTTGGCTGCCGGCTCGGTGCCGCTAGGAGCCGGCGACGCCGGCGCAGGGCCGGCGGCCCGGTCCGGCGGCGGGCTGGCCGGCACCGGGACACCCAGGTCGGCCTTGGCGCGGTCGACCAGCACGCGGGCGTCGGGGTCGTAGGTGTCCGTGTCGTTCAAGGCCCAGGCGAGCGCCTCGTCGGTGTCGGCCAAGGCCACCTCGGGTGCCTCGGGCACCACGGCATGCTCACCTTCGGGGCTGTCCGGCCGGTCGACCAACGGCAACCATTGCGGTAGCCAGCCCGACCGGTCGCCCCGGCCGGCGCGGCGCAGCGACCGCAGCCAGTCCCGGAGACGCTGCCACCCGCCGCGCACGCCGGCCATCCTGGACTCACCGTTACGCCGGCGGGCCTCCCGTTCGGCACGCCGCTCGGGCTGCCCGGCCCGCCGTTCGGCCCGCCAGGCATGCATGTCCTCCCACAGGTCACCCCACCACGAGGCGAAGAAGCCACGCAGCGAGCGCGGGTTGTGGGACGAGCCGTAGCTACTGCCCACGTCGGTGCCGTGGGTCTCGGCGATCCTGGCTTGTTTGGCCGCCACCCACGGGGTGGTCTTGCCGGTGACCGCGCAGTAGGCGGTCAAGGGCAGGCGGTAGGCGAAGATGTAGCCGACCGCCAGGCACACCAGCACGATTTCCACGGCAGGTCACGCCCCCCCGTGGATGCGCACCAGGTGCGACAGGGGCGTGGCCAGCACCACGGCGGCGGGCGTGAAGAACGCCAGCCACATGGTGTAGCGCTCGACGGCGTGCAGGCCGGACAGTCGCCCGGCCAGGCCACCGCCGGCGCCGGGGACGCCGTAGGGCATGCCGGTGGTCGCTCCCCCACCGACCCGCGTCCTGCCGCCGCCACCGCCGCGAAGGGTGTGCAGGCGCGGGAACAGGTGCCACAGCAGCCACACGACCAGGATCAACGCGAAGATCACGGTCAGGCCGTCGCCGACCACGTGGAAGAACGTGCCGACCACCGACCAGGCGTGGCCTTTGGTGGACAGCCACCCGGCGAACTTCAGCAGCAGCCATTTGCCGAAGTCCAGGGCCAGACCGAGCAGCGAGGACAGTTCGGGCACGGCGAAGCTGGCGCCGATGAGCATGACCACGGCGTGCAGCCAGAAGTGGTCTCGGGCGATCCGGCGCAGCAGCAGGGCGACGCCGATGATGGCGATCCCGCCGCCCGTGGTGACGAGGATGGCGCGCAGGTCGTGAATGGACATGGGATGGGCCTCCTTTCAGGCCAGGGCGACGATCAGAACGATGAACAGGGCGAACGCCGCGCAGCGGCCGGCGGGGAATGTGGCCCAGTCGAGGAAGTCGATGGCGATCGCGATCGGGCAGCCGATCAGCACGGTGAACACCAGCATCAGCAGCCGCAAGAAGGTGGCCTCCGGGGAGCACCATTCGCCGTGCACGGCGTAGTCCACGCGCGCCTTGCAGCGGGGAAACACCTCACGCAACGGTGACGGAGCGTCACTGACGAACAGGGCGCGGAGGATCGGCGGTACCGGGGGGATCTGCGCTAGCCTCGCGCGCACATGTGCACGTGTGCGCGTTGGCCCCCCACCCGGGTCCTCGGGTTGATCAAAACCCGCAGTGTGGGGTGCGGGTGTGGGTTGACTGTCCGTGACGGCGGGCTGGTCCGTCCGAGTGTCAGGCATGATCACTTCCTCCCTTTCGTTGAGGCTGCGGCCTTCTCCATCTCGGTGGCCATGGCGACCAGGAATGTGACCGTGCGGTCGGCCGCCTCATCGGCCAGTTCGGCCGGTAGATGCGGGTCGGCGAGCACGGACCGCAGGTGATCGCACGCGGCCGCGACTTTCGCCCGCCCGTTGGATGCGCCGTCCATGCGGTTCTGCAGCGCCTTGGCCCGGTAGACCGGACGGGCTTCGCGGCGCGTGCGGCGACGGGGCTGCCCGGCGGTCATGTCGACACCCCGACATCCCGCCGCGCCACCGCTTCCGGCCGCGCCGCCACAGGCAGCGGTAGCGGTAGCGGTGGCGCGGTAGCGGCTGACGGTCCAGGCGCTGCCCCCGCCACCCGCGCCAGCGGCAGCGGGGTAGCGGTAGCGCGACACCGGCCGGCAAGCGCTCGTGCCCGACGCGGCGGCAGCGCTACCGCTGGGGTGGCGGCGCGACCAGCGCGCCACCCGGCGCCGGTCCGGTTGGTGGAGGTCATCGGGCGGCCTGCGTCTGCTGGCCAGCCAGCTGGCTGGTCCACTCGGCGAGCCTGGCCCGGCCGTAGCTGGGGTTCGCGCCGGCCGCCTTGGCCAGTGCAGTGCCGGTGAGCTGGCCAACGGTGCCGGCCTCGACGTGCTGGTCGAACACCTGCCGCATGAGTGCTGTCTTGTCACCGGCTGCCCTGGACACGCCGGCCAGTTGCCCCGGCCGGCGGCGCTGCGTGGTGGCCAAGCGCGCTACCGGCGCTGGCGCTACCCGCAGCGGCCGCGCTACCACGCCACCATCGGCAGCGGCGCTGCCGGTGCGGTCGGGTAGCGGCTGCGCGTCACCGCCCGTGTCGGCGTCGGTAGCGCTGGTGACCGCTAGCGGTTGCCACGGTGAACGCAGCGGCAGCGTCGCTAGTTGCGCGGCCGACCGTTGCACCGCCAACTCGGCCAGCAAGCGGTCACGCAGCAGCGGCTCGTGCGCTACCCGTGCGGCCCGCAACGCCCGCGCCAGCCGCGCCGAACGGCACAGCGCATGCTCGGCCAGCGCCAGTCGCGCCGCGCGGGTCACCGCCCGCTCACGGGTCCTGGTGACCGCGTCCCGGTTGTCATCGGCCAGCCCCAGCCGGGACAGGAACCGCTCCCGCAGTTCACTGGCGACCCGCGCCCAGACGCCGGTCTGGGCGCCGGCGCGGTGGCGGATCTCGATGCCCAGCGCCAGGTGGAGCATGACCAAGCTCAAGATCGGGCCCAAGGCGACCCGGGCGATGCCGTCGATGGGCCCGGACAGCACCACGGCGGCGTAGCCGGACAGGCCGCACAGCACCCAGGCCACGGTGCGCGGCGCACCGGGCGAACCGGGCTTGCCGGTCTCCGGGTGGAGGTGGCGGACGTTGGCCCGCATGCCCAACGCGCAGGCGATCAGCGCGAGTTCGACGACGGAGAACATGACGACCCGCTCGGCGCCGACCACGCCGAGCCTGTCCCCGAAGAACCGCCACGACGTGTCCAGGGAGACCGACAGGCCACCCAGGGCGCCGCCGTAGTACCACCACGGCGTGCCGGCGGGCAGCCGTCGAACGAGGCGCGCGCCGGCCGCGGCGAGCAGCACAACAGCCAGCAGCGCCCCCAGCACGACCAGGACCAGCACCGGGCTGGCGGTGGACGTCCAGAGGTCGGCCAGGTCGACCGGCTGGGCCACGGGCGGGTTGGGCCTCATGATCTCGATGTCTCCCTTGCGGATGGGCTAGCTGGCCAGTTCGGAGGCGTCCTGGTCCGGGCGGGCCTTGCGGGTCTTGACCAGCTCGTGCCGTTCCCGGTCGGACAGGCCGCCCCAGATGCCGCCGTGTTCGTGGTGGTCCAGCGCCCATTCCAGGCACGGGTCCTGCACCGGGCAGCGGTGGCAGGTGGCCTTGGCCTGCCGGGCCGATCCGCCGCGTTCGGGGTGGAACACCTCGGGGTCGGCCTGGCCGCACAGGCCGGACTGGCGCCAGTCGTCGCCATCCTGCGGGGAAGTCAGGAGGGCGACGACACCGCGCACACCGGGCGCGGCGCACCCGGCGGCCCGGCGGCCACGCCGCCGGGCGCTGGTGGGCGGGGGGACGGCCAGGCGCTGCCCGGCGGCCTCGGCCTGTACGGCCTGCATCGCCACCCGGACCAGTTCGACGAACTGGCCGGCCAGGAAGGCCGCGGTGAGGGGATGGGACTTGGGTAGAAGCGCCCGCAGGGCCCGGCTCGCCTCGGCCACCTGGTCGCCCGGGGTGGCGGCCGCGCCGACGGCGTCTTCGAACCGGGTGGCGCGCCGGCGCACGCTCGCCGCCGCGCTGCTGCCCGGGTGGCCGGTCTGACCAGTGGTGTCGGCGGTCACCGGGCACCGCCCAGGCACGTGGCGCCGGCCGGGCCGGGAGCCGTGGGCACCGGCCGGCGCAGGTTCGGGGACAGGGCGCCCAGGTCCGCGGCGATGGCAGGCCGGGCGCGCGGCGCTGGCACCAGCAGCAGGTACTGGTCGACGGCGTCGAGGGGAACCCGGCAGCAGCGACCCTGGCAGCGGCCTGGTGGGACAGCGGTCGGCCGCTGCCACCGCTGTTGGTGGACGTCCACCGCGGGCGGCGACCGGCGCAGGTTCGGGGACACGGTGGTGCCGATCACCAGGCCGGCGTACTCGTTGCGGGCCCGGCGCAGTTGCAGCCGCAACCGGCGCCTGCCCGGCTGGCGCCGGCTCGGCTGGTCCGGCTCGGTCGCCAGCAGCAGTTCCAGGTGGAACACCTGCTGTGCCAGGACTTGGCGACGGCGGCGGTTGCGGCTGCGTGTGCGGCCCATCGATCCTCCTGTGCCTCGGCGGATTCCTGCTTGGTGGTGGGTGGGGCGGGCCCGATCCGTGGTGACGTCTCGTGCACGCCCGTGCACGAGACGGTAGCGTGAATATACGTGAATATGCAACACTGGTCCTGACGAAGGCTCGTTGACCTGCGACAACAGTTCGCGGGGGGTCTGGCCGGGCAGCCGCACGGCTAGCATCAGCGCATATGCGGTATATGCAGGACTGGAAGGAGACACGCTGATGAACCCCCCCACCGCGCGAGTCCTCGCCCACAGCGCCAGCTGCAGCGGCGGCAACTGCCCGACCGTGCTGGCCAGCGGCGGCGACGTCCTCGTGCAGGGTTACGTCGTCGACCCGGCGGCCGTCGAACTGCCGCCCGGCTACACCGTCCCCGCCGGCGAGACCCTGGTGCGCATCCCCCCGAACGTCTTCGACCAGCTGGTCGCCGACTACCTGGCCACGCTGACGGTGGCGCCGGTATGAACGGGCTGGGCGAGCGGTTCGCCACCTTCGAGCACTCCGCGTGGCGGCTGGAAGCGCGCGACGTGTTCGACGTGCCCGGCGAAGCGGCCCACATCGACGAATACCTGCGCACCGGGCTGGTCACGCCGTCCACGGAATGGGGCGACACCATCCGCGCCGCCACCGCCCGCGGCGCGTCCATGGGCCGGGTGCGGCTGGTCGGCTTCCCGGTGACCGGCTACACCCGCTTCGAACTGGCGGCCTACGCCGGCAACACCGCCGCCGGCGAAGACGTCCGCCTGGTCGACCGCCGCCTGCTGGACGCCAGCTGGGCAGACGCCCCGGACTTCTGGATGTTCGACGGCCGCGAGGTATGGCTGATGAACTACGACGCCGCCGGCGCGTTCCTGGGCGCCGACCTGGTCGACGACCCGACGCCCTACCAGCAGCTCCGCGACGCCATCGTCGCGTCTGCCGTGCCGCTGGCCGACTTCCACATCGACGACAACATTCCCGCACCCCGACGGCCGGTGAAGATGCCGGCCCGGATGCCCATCGGATAGGAGAACCAGTGCGAACGCCTCGTGATCTGCTCGCCCAGAGCCTGAAACAGGCACGGCTGGACGCCGGCCTGCTCCAGGACGAACTCGCGCGCCGGTTGAGCACCAACCAGGCACGGGTGAGCAGGACCGAGGCCGGAAGGCGCACCCCCGACCTCGACGAGGTCCGCGCCTGGCTCGACGTACTGCGGCCGCCGGCCGACAAGCGGGAACGGATCCTGTACCTCGCCGAACAGGCCGGCACGGACATCACCGAGTGGACCGAACTGCAGCAGGTCGGCTGGGATCGCCACCAACGCCGCTACGAGGATCTGGAAGCCGAGGCGACCTCGGTGGCGCTCTACCAGAACAGCCTGATCCCCGGCCCGCTGCAAACCTCCCGCTACGTCCAACACCTCATGGGCCAGGTGTTGGGCGTCGCCGCCAGCCAGATCCCGGACGCCGTCACCGGCAGGCTGCGCCGACAAGAGATGCTGACCCTCACCGGCCGGCACCTGGACGTGGTCATCACACAGTCGGTGCTCGAACAGCCGTTCGGCAGCCCGGATCTGATGGCCGAACAGCTGGACCGGCTTGCCGCGCTGGCCAGACTGCCTGCTGTGAACCTGGGCGTCCTGCCCACCAACACCGCCATGCGGGAGGTGTGGCGGCACGAGTTCACCCTGTACGACATGCCCGAGTCCGACGAGTCGGAGGTGCTGGTCGAACTGCTCACCGGTGAGGTCCGGGTGAACGAGCCGGCCAAGGTGGACCAGTATCGGGAGTTGTTCAAGCTGTACCAGCGCAACGCCGTGACCGGCGCCAAGGCCATCAAGCTGGTGACCCAGATCGGCAAGGCGATGCGCCGCAACAGCTGAACCGTCGGCTGGACATCAAGCCGGGCCCCCGACCAGAGGTCGGGGGCCCGGTTGCCTGTTTTCCCACCACCAAAGCGAGAAAATGTTCGCGCCCAGAAGGCACGGAACGGTGGCGTCGCCAAGGGTACCCGATGGGTTGATCGTTTGGCGACCTGCATGCGTTCAACCGGTCGGCGGCGACGCCGCGGGGCTCGATGTAGCCGAATCGTGCCGTCGACGCACCCGCGTTGCACAGTCGCAACTGGGCCGATCGGCTATCGTGACGCTCCGACCAAGGTGTGCCGGTAGCCGCTGGAAAGGGTCTTTCCAGCGTGCGCCCGACCGCGCCGGCATGGCGCTGGAAAGAGTCTTTCCACCCGCGTCGTCCCGGCGCCCCGCTGGAAAGGCTCTTTCCAGCGGACGGGTGCCGCCGGGCAGGAGGGCCAGGGACCCTGACCGGGGGACGTCGGCGTGTGAGGGAAGTCGGAGGAACGGCCATGACGGACACGAGGGTCCTGCGCCTGCTGGTGGCGACACTGAAAGGCGGTCCCGGTAAGACGACGTCAGCGATCCTGCTGGCGATCGCGCTGGCCCGCCGCGACATCACGGTGCTGGTGATCTGCGCTGACACCCGCACCCGAGGGGCCACCGACTGGGTACAGGAGGCGCAACGGGTCGGTTACACGGTGCCGTTCCAGCTGGCCATTTGGCACGACCACGACGGGCCGCTGTACGACTTCGCGAGCCGGGCCGAAACCCAGACCGGGGCACAGGTGGTCATCATCGACACCGGCGGGGAGCAGCCGGAAGCCTTCCTGCACGGCTGCATGTACGCGGACTGGCTGATCAGCCCGGTCGGACCGATGCGGGGTGAGCTGCGGCGGATCGTCGAGACCGTGCGGCACGCCCAGGCGGTGATCTCGTCGGGCAGCACGCTGCGGATCTCGGTGCTGCTCACCCGATGCCCGCAGCCCGGGTTGGGCAAGGCCAAGAAGGCGCGGACCGAGCTGTCGACCGATCTGCGTGACCCGGAAGGCAACTACGACCCGGACGTTCCCTATGCGCTGGGCCTGGACGTGCTGGACACCGAGATCACCCGCGCGGTCGCCTACGACGAGTTCGTGTGCACCATCCCCGAGGACGTCGGCGAATACCAGCAGCTGGCCGAGGAGATCCTGGCCAACGCCGGGTTCAACGCGGCACCGGCCGCGCACAACGGCGCTGTGTCCACCGGTGTGTCCGGCGCAGAGGCGGCCGTCTGATGCCGCCGCCGAAACGTCCAACCGGGAGCCGACCACGTCCCGACCAGAAGGCGCCTGCGCAGACCGCGGTGCTGCCGCCACTGCCGTCCAGCCAGCACAGCGACGGCGACGCCATCATCCAGAGGGTCCTCAGCGCGCCGGCCCGGCCAGCGGAACAGCCGGTAGCCCCGCAGGCGGCCGACCGGCTGGCCGAGCACGCCACGTGGGCCCTGTTGGAGCACCTGGCGCACCGGCCGGACAACCCGCGGTGGGCCGGCGAATACGACCCGGCGCAAGACCCTGAGCTGGCGGCGTTCGTCGAATCGGTGACCACCTACGGCGTGCTGCAGCCGGTGACCGTCACGTCGGTGACGGCCTGGCTGGAGCATCACCCCGAGCACGCCGACTCGTTCGACGAGGGCGTGCAGTGGGTGGTCGTCATGGGCAACCGGCGACTGGCGGGCGCCGTCTTCGCCGACCTGGCCGGGTTGCCGATCCACCGCAACGACAAGCTGGCCGGGCGGCGTGCCTCCCGGGAAGCGCCGATCATCGAGAACTACCAGCGCAAGCCGTTTGACGCGGTCCGCGAGGGCGCCGAGATGGCGGCGATTCTGCAGGACGGCAGCCTGTCCAGGCGGGAGCTGGCCCGGCGGCTGGGCATGTCCCACACCCAGGTCAACCAGCGGCTGCAGCTGCTGGAGCTGATCGACGAGTTCCGCGGCATGGTCAGCGACCAGACGTTGACGGTGGAGAAGGCGCTGCCGGTGGCCAGGCTGGACCACGACCAGCAGCGGCGGTTGCTGGAGTTGGGCACGCCCTACACGCCCGGTCGCCTGGACGCGGACCGGGACGTCGACGTGCCCGATGACGAGCTGCACACGGTCAAGCCGGTCACCATCCGCCGGCACAGCGGCCCGGAGCAGGTGGTGGACGCGCTGCGCGCCGGATTGCCGCCGGCCGTGCTCGCCGAGGTCAGGAAACTGCTGGTCGAGGCATAGTCGGGGGGGGCTGCTGGCCACGCCCGGCGGTCGGGTGACTAGCACTGTGCGTTCAGTGACGACCGAAGTCGAGCCTTCACCGGCATGTCGGCCCGGTCCCAGCCCTGCCGTACATAGGCTATGTACGGCAGGAGGGTGGTGTGCGGTGGCGGCACGGTCGACAGGTCGGCGGGCCGGCGGCGGCAGGCCCGGGACGGGCCGGGTGCGGCGGCGCCGCGCCGAGCTGACCTGCGTCTACGGGTGGGATGACGTGGTGGCGGCGGTGGCCGGGATCCGGGCGGTGCGGGCCGAGGCGGGGGATCCGCGGCTGTCGGTGTGGTGGCCGGCGCACGTGGTCGACGGCGACGACGTGGACGCGGTGCTGTCCTACGTGGCGGATCCGGCGGTGTCGGTGGAGCCTGCGGTGCGCCAGGCGGAACTGCCGCATGTGGCGGTGTTGGTGGAGTGGGCGCGGCAGCAGGCGCAGGCCCGGTACGAGGCCCGGTCGCTATGGGTGTTGGACATGGGGGTGGCGGCCGGGGCGCGGCCGGCCAGCTACGGCGGGCCGTTGGGGTTTCCGACCAGCCAGGCTATCCACAACCGGCGGGTGGTGCTGCGGGAGCGGGGCCGGCCGGTGCCGGCGCCGGCGGCCGGGGCGGTCGGGCAGTGGCTGGTGGCGCGGCGGACCGAGCTGCTGGTGGTGGCGGACATGTTGGTGGATCACCGCGACCAGCTGGTCGGGTTGGTGGCGCCGTCGCGGCAGGCTGGCCTGGTGGAGGCGATCGACGCGGTGGGTGAGGGGATGGGGGCGGTGCCGACGCGGGGGTTCGCGGCCGCGATCGGGTATGCGGTGTTCCTGCTCGGCGCTACGGCGTCACCTGATCCGGTGGTGCGGGACGGGTGCACGCTGGGCGAGCGGCTACGCCGCGAATATGACCAGTTGGACACTCAAGCCGGCTAGAACGAGCCCTGGCGTGTCGCCTGCGTACTGATTCGCGTACCGCGCGTTACATAATTCACCACGGTGAGTGGTCTTGGCGGGCCGCGACACACACCACCAGCGAGTACACGATCGGGCACGTAGGGTCGCGGCCCATGAAACTGTTTCTACTGGTGGTGGTTGCCCTCGCGGCCGCGAGACTGACCCGGCTGACCATCACCGACACGATCACCGCACCGGCCCGGCGGGTGGTGCTGACCTGGGTGCTCTACAGCCGGCCGCAACGGCGAGCCCTGGCCGCGAAGGCGAACGTGCCGCCGCCGACCCGGCGCTGGGCCGCCGGCATCCGGCAGTGGCTGCATTCGCTGCTGACCTGCGACTGGTGCGTCGGGTTCTGGTGGTGCGCGGTGGTCGTCTTGTTAGGACGCGTGTTCGGGTGTTCGCCCTGGTACCGCATCCCCGTCCTGATCCTGGCCGCCGCCTACGTGCTGGGCTGGCTGGCCGAACACGAAAACCCCGCCGCCGACCCAGACTGACCGGAGAACAACCCCGATGACCACGTCCCACCACCACACCCCCGACCGCGCCGGCGACGACTACCGCGAATGGGTCGTGTCCTACGCCGAACTGGCCGCGCTGCACGCCCTGGAGATCGTCGGCGGCAGGCTGATGCACAAGGTGGGCCGCGCCGCCCGCCACCACGCCGGGCCGCTGCGCTCGGTCGACCGCTTCCAGCGGCACACGGTGATCTCCGCGGCCGGCATGGACATCGACGCCCTGCTCGACCACGCCCTGGACTTCTACGACCGGACCGCGCCGCACGACGCGCAAACCGCGCAGTGCGTGCGCGAAGCGTTGGAATGCTACCTGCGCACCGCCGTGTGCGCGGGCAAGGACCACAGCCGCAGCGTGCTGGCCAGGATGATCGACGCATCGGGCTGTCTGGGCCGACCCGCCGCCTGAGCCGCACCGCCGACCATGGCCTGCGGCGATACCCTGCACACCGACAGCACAGACTTGGTGCCGGCTGGTGGCCATGACCGGGCACACGACCCTCGGTGGTGGTGTGCCTTGCCGACTGGACGCGAGCCGTGGCTACCGGCCGCGATGCGCGGACACCTGGCGGTCCTGCGCGCCGAGCAGCTGCTGCAGCCGAAAGTCGAGCAGGCGTTGCGCCGGTTCCTGCACGCCGCACGGGCGGCGCTGCTGGACCGGGACACCGACGTCGCCGCACAGCTGGCCCAGGTCGTGGCCGACGCGGCCGCCGCCGACCTGCCACCCAACCTGGACGCCTGGCCACACCGCTCGGTGTGGCAGGCCGCCGTGGTCGGCGTGGTGTCGGCCACCGGCACCGTGTGGCGGGAGGGCTGGGACGACACGCTCTCGCAGCAGCAGGCCGACGAGCTGTCCGCCGACGACTTCCTGGCCGAGCACCTGGCCGACGCCGCCGCCCGCCTCAACGACGCGTCCTGGCCCGACGACGTCTACGACGCGGTAGTCGCCCAGATGGTCCTGTCGGTGAGCACCCGCGAACCGTTGGCGCTGCTGCGCGAGCGGGTGGCCAACGTGCTGACCCTGGCCCGGTGGGCCGGACGCACGGTGATGATCGCCCGCAACGAGTCGCTGGCCGCCCGCAACGCCGGCACCTACGCCGCCGGGATGGCCCGGGTCCGCACCTACGGCGACACCCTCTACAAGCAGTGGGTGGCCGTGGGGGACAGGCGCACCCGGCCCACCCACATGGACGTCGACGGCACGGTGGTCGGCGCCGACGAGAGCTTCGACGTGGGCGGCTCGTCGATGCGCTATCCACACGACCCGGCCGGCGCACCCGATCAGGTGATCATGTGCCGGTGCGTCCTGGACTGGGTGGACGGCATCGGCGTCAGCGCGACGGCCACCGCAGCGTCCAGCGCACCGTCCAGTGCGGCGTCCACCGCGGCGTTCACTGCACTGTCCAGCGCACCGTCCACCGCCCATTCGAGGAGCATGACCATGGGACCAACCGTGTCCAAGGCTGCGACCGCTGGCACCACGGTGGCCGCGGCCGGCCCCGCCAGCACACAGACGTCGGCGCCGACGCCACCGGGGCCGGCGTCGGCGCCGGCCACCGACCCGGATACCGCGCCCGCCGTTGATCCGGCCGGCGCGCCGCCGGCGGATCCGGCGCCGGAACCGGGAGGCGAGCCGCCGGCACCGCCGACCGCGCAGTCGGCCGACGGACCCGACCCGGTCACTGCTGCCGGCCAGCCGGATGGCGACCCGGCCGACGCCGACCCGGCCAGCCGCCCGGCACAGGTCGACCCCGGCGACCAGCCTGGCGCGGCACCGGAGCCGACCGGTGAGCAGCCTGACGTCGAAGGCCCGGACGTCGACCAGGCAGACGTCGAAAGCCAGCCGGTCGACGGCGAGTCGGTCGAGGGCCCACCGGTCGACGAGCCAGACGACACCCAGGTCACCGCGGCCACGTCCGGCGCGACCCGGCTGCGCCTGGCCGACCAGGCCACCCGGTGGAGCCGCGACGACGCGGTCGCCAAGGTGAAGAAGTGGGCGACCCGACCGTCGGGCACCCTGGACTGGGCCAAGTACGGGCGCGCGTTCTTCCAGCGGTCGGCGGCCGGCCCGGACGGCCCGAAACAGGGCGACTTCTCGCTGCCGTTCGCCACCGTCGTCGACGGCGAACTGGTCGCGGTGCCCGCCGGTGTGTCGGCGGCCGCGGCCCGGCTGTCCCAGACCGACATGCCCGACTCGGACAAGGCCGGCGTGCAAGCCAAGATCGGCGCCTACTACACGAAGATGCGCCGCACCCCGCCCTGGGCCAAGACCAGCGGCGGCAAAGGCCGCACCCGGACGCGCACCACGCCCCGCGCGGTCGCCGCAGCCGCCGGGGACCGGCTGTCGTGGGCCGAGCAGGTCGCGGCCAACGTGCCCGACCTGCCGGCGGCCGCCTGGTTCGACAACCCGCAGCTGTCCGGGCCGACCAAGTTGCACGTCACCGACGAGGGCCGCGTGTTCGGGCACATCGCCCGGTGGGACGCGCTGCACGAGGTGTACAAGATCCCGCCGCCGCGCTGCCGGCACGGCGGCTCCTACCCGCGCTTCCACCGGCATCCGGTGCGCACCGTGGAAGGGCCACGCCTGTTGACCGGGCCGATCGCCACCGGCGGGCACGCCTCCACCCGCGGTGGGGTCACCATGACCGCCGCGCAGGCCCACTACGACGACCCCAGGTTCGTCGGTGCGAATGTGCGGGTCGGCGAAGACGCCTACGGCATCTGGGCGGCAGGAGCGTTGCGACCCGGAGTGGCCCCGTTCCAGGTGTCCATTTTGGACGTTTACTCGCAGTCCGGGGACTGGCGGGAAGGTGAGCTGATCGCCTCGTGCGCGGTCACCGCGCCGGCGTTCGACCTGGGCCCGGACAGCGTGTTCGCGTTGGCGGCCGCCGCCGGCGACCAGGTGATGCTGGCCGACCCGACCGTCGAGGCGGACATCACCGACGACGGGGTGATCGTCGCCCTGGTGGCCGCCGGGATCGTGGTGCCCGACGTCGAACCCGGCGCCGGCGACGTCACCGCGGCCGGTGGGGGCGCGTTGGACGGGTGGACGTTGTATCGGCAGATGCAGGCCGCGCAGGCCGCTGACGGTCGGGTGCGGGCCGCGCGGCGGCGGGTGCTGACCAACCAGGCCGCGATCGCCGCGGCCGCCAACCGGGTCCGACAGGGAGCGTGAGGACATGGCGTGCTGCGGCGGCAGTTTCACCACGACCAACTTTGGCCGGGCACCGGCGGCCACGGCAGCGGTGCCCCCCAACCGGGCACCGTGGAAAGTGGTCTACCCCAACGGCGTCCAAGCCGAGTTCGACCAGGAGTGGAAGGCCCGCCAGGCCCACGCCTACGGCGGCGGCGTGCTGCACGAGCCGGGCTCGCACGACCACGCCGACGTCGACACCGCCGCCGAGGCTGCCTACGGGGCGGCTACTGTGGACGACCCCCCGGATGGGTGAACCCGGCGCGTCAGACCTGGGGTGATTCGCCCGGTGCGGGGGTCGCGGCTATCCTCCGCGACGAGGCAACCCAACCCCGCAGCGGGTCGGTGACAGCCTTTTCGCATCGCCTGGCGACCGTGACCGGATGCACACACTCGTTCCTGTGTGCGTCTGGGAGGCCCACGGTGGATCTGCTCAAGAAGCTGCTCGGCATTGCCACCGCCAAGGACGCGCCGCCGCCCGGTGAACAGCGGGTCGCAGCCGTCTACACAGCGCTGGTCGAGGCGGCCGGTCCCGACGTGGACCTGGCCGAACTGGACGGTGGCGCCGTCGAGCGGTTCAACGAGCTCTACGCCGACGGCGACTACCGCCCCGCCGACGCGGACACGCTGGAGGCACTCGCCGACGTCACGGAGGCAGTGCGCCGGCTGAAGCTGGAGCGGGATCAGGAACGGGTGGAGAGGGACCAGCGGGTCTCGGCCCTGGCAGACCGCGTCCAGTCGCCGGCCGAACCCGTCCAGGACCCGGCCGGCGAGGGCCAACAGCCCGGCGGTCAGGGCGCCAGGGAAGCCGGCCAGGTGGCTCCCGACGGGCTTCCCGAGGCGACCCCACACCCGGCCGAGGGACCTGGTGGGGCCGGCGCAGCCGCGCAGCGCGCCGAGCCGGCACCAGGTTCGCAGTCCACGGCTCGGGGCGGCGATGCCCCCGCCGCCCCGACCGTGGACCCACCACAGACCGCCGAGCCGGCCACTGACGTGCTGCCGGTGGCCGCCTCGGCGCCCCCGCCGCCTGTGCCGCGGCGCACCCCGACCGCCGCCGCGGTCGCGTCCGGCCGGGGTGCGCCGCCCGCCGACCCGGCGCCGGCACGGATCACCCGGTCCTACTCGATCACCGCATCGGCCGAGAACACCGATTTCACGTTCGGGCAGCAGTTGACGGTGCGGGAGCTGGGCGAGGCCGCCTGCGCCCGGTTCGCCGCGCTGCCCGTCGGGCAGGCCGCGTCGGCGCCGATCAAAGCCAACGTCGCCCGCATCACCCGGCATTTCGCCGAGGATCGGCGGCTGATGGGCGACAACCGGGACATCCGCACCCTGGACGACGTGGCCGACGAGCGGCGGCTGCCCGGCGGGTCGCTGGTGGCGGCCGTGCAGCGCGCGTTGACCGCGGCCGACACGGCGCCCTCGACCATCAACGACGTGTGGTGCACCCCCTCGGAGACGGACTACACGTTGTGTCCGCCGATGGCCACCGACGACGGCATGCTGGACCTGCCCACCACCGGCATGCCCGCCCGCGGCGGCATCCGGTTTCCACAGTGGACGCAATACCCCGACCAGTCCGCCGACGCCACCCGCAACGGCTGGCACGGCACCGCCATCACCTACCCGGCCGCGCCGGCCAGCCCCGGCGCGGGCCTGGACAACCCGACCTACTTCCACCACGCCGCGGACGACACCCCGCCCGGGGACGGCCTGGGCAACGTCAAGATGTCGATCACCGGGCCGTGTGTGACGTGGCGGGAAGTCCGCGCCAGCCTGGCCTACCTGTCCATCGAGTCGGACATCCTGCGCGACCGCACGTTCCCGGAAGGCCAGGAACGGTTCGCCTCCGACGTGCTGGTGCACCACAACCACTTCATGAACTCGACCTACCTGGCCTACATCGGGGCCAACTCCGATGTGCTGCCGGCGTTCTCGGTGTCGGGAGCGGACACGGCGACCGGGTCGGTGGCAGTGGAGGCGGTGGACCGGCTGCGGCTGCTGCTCGTGTGGTTCCGCAACCGCTACAAGATGGCGCCCAACGCCACGTTGGAGGTCGTGCTTCCGGAGTGGTTCAAGGACTTCGTCAAGCGGGACCTGGAGCTCAAGCGGAACAGGCCCTTCGGCGCGGTGGCCGACGCCGAGGTCGCCGCCCTGTTCGCCCAGTACAGCTCGCGGGTGCAGTGGGTGCGTGACTGGCAGGAACTGGGTGACGGCGCCGCCGTGGGTGGGCGGATCATGCCGCCCGCCGGATGGCCCACCACCGTCAACATCATGGCCTACCCGGCAGGATCGTGGGTGCTCTCGCAGGGCAACGTGCTCACCCTGGGCGTGCAGTACGACGCGCAGCTGCTGCAGGAGAACAAGTACAGCAGCTCGTTCACCGAAGACGCCTGGATGTTGATCAACCGGTGCAACCGGACGTTCCTCGTGCAGTTGACCGACCTGTGCACCAACGGCGCGGTCGGCCCGGCCCGCGACATCTGCCCGCCGCCCACCGCCGGCCTGGTCAACATCAGCAGCGGCAACACCGGTGAGACAGCCGATTCCACGCGCAACATCGTCGTGTCACCCACCCCGGCCGACGACCCGGCCACCGGCGACCGCGTCGACAGCGGCGACGCCGCCGCGGACGCCGACGCGCAGACGGGCAACGACGGCGGCGACGGTGACGGCGGCGGGCCGGCCAAGGCGGCCACGACCAGGCCGACCAACCGCCGCGGCAAGTAAGGCGCCACGCCGATGTCCGTGCCGGTGGCGGCGCCCCGGATGCTGGTCGACAGCCCACCTGCTGCCGGCCCGCACCGGTTCGGCCTGTTCGTCGCCGCCGCGCTGCTGGAAAACGTCGAACCGCACGCCCTGCTGGGCGTCGAATACGAGGCGGTCACCTCGGCGGCGGTGGCGCCCTGGCCGGCCTCGTGTGAACCGACCGTGCCCGACGGTCTGCCCGACGGCCAGAAACTGGCGCAGCAGACCACCAGCACGGTCACCGGCACCCCGTTCGCGGTGTATGCGGCCGACCGGTGTGTCCTGGGCCGCGACCCACTGGTGGCCCGCCGCCAGCTGCGGCAGCGGTTCACCGCCGGCGAGGAAACCGCGGTCGAACAGGTGGTGTTCACCGGGTTGCTGGGCAACCAGCCCAACCTGGCCGCCGCCGACGTGGTGGCCGGCGGCGCCGCCCTGGAGCTGGTCGACGCGGTCGGCCAACTCGAACAGTGGCTGGCCGACACCGGCTGCGTGGGTGTGCTGCACGCCCCGCTGTGGTCAGCGCCCCGGCTGCGCGAGCAGCGGCAGGTGTTCGTCGCCGGCCCCACCGCCTCCACCCTGCTCGGGTCGACGTGGGTGTTCGGCGCCGGCTACCCGGCCACGCCGCCCACCTCGGTCACCGACCCCGACGACGGCGCGCTATGGCTGTACGCCACCGGCCAGGTCACCGTCCGCCGTGGACCGATCATCGAACCGGGCGAATGGGCCAGCGGCGCGTTCGACCGCAGCCAGAACCTGGGTTCCCTGCTGTCCGAGCGGCTCTACGTCGCCGACTGGGCCGGCGGCACCGCGGCCGCCAAAACCACGCTGACACGGCCCGGGTTCGTGGCCGCCCTGAACCAAACCCCCATCACAGCCGATGTCGCCGGTCGGGGCGCCCCCCCCGGCCACATCGGCGCCACCGACCCGGCCGAGGAGATCTGATGACCGCTCCCACGCTGCCCGTGCCCGCCGCCCTGTGTGCCGGTTACATCGGCGCCAGCCGGATGCGCGCCACCCTGGTCGACGCCTGCGGGCGACCCGTATACGGCCCCAACAGCCAGGTGGTGTCGTCGGGGTTCGTGTCGGTGGAGCTGGCACCGGAGGTGGAGGACGGCGACGACTACAGCGCCAAGAACGCCGCCGGTGAGCTGTGCATCAACGACCGCGGCCCGGACAACGTGAAGTACATCGCGTTGAACTTCGAGTTCTGCCAGGTGGATCCGGCGCTGTACGTGATGCTCAACCGGACCTGGAAGACGGTCACCGACGCCTCCCGGCGCACCGCCACCGGGTTCCGCATCGGCCAGCAGGTGTCCAACACGTTGGGCTACGCCCTGGAACTGTGGCCCAAGGTGACCGGGCCCGGCGCCGGGCAGGCGTGCCTGACCGGCGACCCCAACGACCCCACCTTCCAGGTGTGCGGCTACTTCCTGCTGCCCTACTGCATCGCCCTGGGCATGGACAGCCTGACCGTGGAAAACAATCCGATGAGCTTCAAGCTCAAAGGCAAGACCAAGCCGGGCAGCCTGTGGGGACACGGCCCCTACAACGTGACCCGCGACATCGACGGCATGCCCGCGCCGCTGCTGGACCCGATCGACCCCGGCTTCGACTGGCCGGCCATCGACCTGGTCTCCTCGGACCCGGACCACTTCCACGGCGAACTGGTCACCGTCGCCCCGCCCGTGACCACCTGCGGCGGCCGGCCGCTGTGGAACCCCAGCGCGACCGCGCCGCAGCTCGCGGCCGCACCCACCGTCGGCGACACCCTCTCGGCCACCCTGACCGTGTCCAACTTCGCCCTGGTGGGCAATGCGGGCACCGTCGACTGGGGTGACGGCACGATCGCGGCGATGCTGGCCGCCACCGTCGGCGTCGCCAGCCACGCCTACGCCGCCGACCAGGCCGGCATCGAACAGACCATCACGTTCACCCCGGGCAACGGGGCGACGCCGGTGTCCACCACGTTCACCCCGGCCGCGTCCGGCCTGGAACAACCGGACACGGCCGCCGACACGGCCGCCGACAGCAGCTCCGAGGCCAGCCCGGCCGGCCCGAGCGGCGGTGCCAAACCGGGCGGCGACACCGGCGGCAAGGGCGGCGGCCGGCGCCGCACCGGATGACCCGGCCCACCGGGCGGCGACCCGGCTGGACCCCGTCGACGCCCACCACCCCGCCCGGGTCGGTGCGCACCGACACCCCGGCGCCGAACAGGCCGGATCTGCAACCCGACGGCACCTGGGCGCTGGACCCGGCCGCCGGCGGGCCGTGCCGGACCTGGCCGTTGGACGCCAGCTGTTCGCAGCTGCCCGCCGACCCGGCCACCTGGAACGCGGTGCAATGCGCCGCCGCCGAAACCGCCTCCGAGATCCTGTGGCGCCTGACCGCCGGCCGCTACGGGCTGTGCCGGGAAACGGTGCGGCCCTGCCGGCCGCCGCGGCTGTTCCACGGCCGGCGGCCGGGCCTGGACCTCAACCCGGCGCTACCCGGCGGCCAATCGTGGCTGCGCATCGGCTGCCACCACCCCGACCCGGACCTGTGCGGCTGCGGCCCGGTCGCCCAGGTGCCGCTGCCCGGCCCGGTGTTCTGGCAGCCACCCGACACGCCGCCCGCCCCCGACGGGATGCCCCGCTGCGGCATCACCGTCACCGTCGACGGCCTGGCCGTCGACGAAACGCTGCTGTGGCTGGGCAACGGCGACCGGCTGGGCCGCACCGACGGCGGCCGCTGGCCGGTCAGCCAACACCTGGACCGGCCCCTGTCGCAGGAGGGCACGTTCGGCATCAGCTTCTGGCGGGGCCACCCGGTGCCCACCGGCGGCCGCCGCGCCGCCGCCATCTTCGCCGCCGAACTGGTCGCCGCGTGCACCGGCGCCGCCTGCCGGATCACCGCGCGGGTCACCGAAATCCAACGGCAGGGCGTGTCCTACCAGATCGACCCGCAGTCCTTCCTGGACGAGGGGCGGACGGGGATCACCGAGGTGGACCTGTGGGTGGTGGCGGCCAACCCCTACCGGCACCGCTCGCCGGCCGCCGTCTACTCCCCGGACCTGCCCGGCCCGGTGTCGGTGGCCACCACCGGCGTCTACACCCCGGACAGCACACCATGACCGCCGGCCCGCCCGACCAGGCCGACGCCCCCACCATGGCCGACACCGAACCGGTGCTGTGGCCCGTGCTGGAACAGCTGCGGCTGTCCGCCGCCGCCCAGCTGGGCATCAGCCAGCGGCCGGTGTGCGTGTTCGTCATCTACGCCGGCAACACCCCGATGCCGGCCGACTGGTGCGACTGCACCTGCGAGGACGACCCGTCCCAGCCGGCCGGGCAGGGCTCGGCGTGGCTGCGGATGACCAATGCCACCACAGAGCTGGGGGTGTCCGGTCTGAACCGGGTGCCCAGCAACTGCAACACCGGCGAATTGTTGTTGACCGTGGAGTTGGGGGTGCACCGCTGTGCCCCCACCCTGGACCCGACCGCCGCCGCGCCGGACGTCGCCACCGTCGACGGGTACGCCTTCGGCATGGTGCAGGACGCGATGGCGCTGCACCGGGCGTTTCTGTGCGGCCCGCTGGGCCAACAGGGCGTCAACTGGCAGATCGTCAGCCTGCACCACGACGGCCCGGACGGCGGCTGCGCCGCCACCGTGCTGACCGCGCAACTGGTGCGGGGCAACTGCTGCCCGCTGCAGCTGAGCCTGACGGTGCAACCCTCCACCAGCGACCCGATGACGGTCACCGTCACCCCGGCCGGGTTCGGCGCCTACGGCGCCGCACTGCACTGGGGCGACACCAACATGGTGGACACGGCCGTCGTGCCGCTGCCGGTGCAGCACACCTACACCGCGGCCGGCACCTACACGGTGACCCTCACCGACATCGGCGACCACTCGGCGACCACCACCGCCACGGTCACCGTGCCCACCCCCGCTTCGAGCGGCCGGGCCGGCCCGCCGCCGGCGGGGGTGGGCCGGTGACCGTGCACAACCGCCCACCACCAGGACGCTGCCCAGGCCGGCCATCCCCGGCCTGGGCAGCCGTCGACACCCGCCTGTGCCCCGTCCCGATCCGGGAGGAACCCGGTGACCCACACCCCGTTCGCCACCCCGTGGCTTGCCTTCGCCGACGTGCTGCGTGTGTTCTGCGTGCTGGGTGGCTGCATGTTGGCGGCCGGGGCTGGGGCAAGACTCATCGACCCGGAGGACACGACACCGCAGCTGCGGCTGGGCTACCTGGCGCTGGCGTTGCTGTGTGCCAGTGCCATCGGCACAGAATGGACACACGTCGGCGCGCCGGTGACCTACCGGTTGTGGCTCAACAGCACGGGAATCGCGTTCGGTCTGGTCGCCGTCGTGGTCGCCCACCGCAGACGGCGGCGGTGACCGGCCATGCTGCCGCGACCGCTGATGATCGCGCTGACGTTGCTCATCGCGGCGGTATGGGCCGGCAACGTCGTGATCGGCTTCATCGACCCCAGCCGGCACGACCCCAGCATCAACGCGGTCTTCGCGCTGGCGGTGGGTGCCGTCTTCGCAGTGGGAAAGCGCGAGGACGGATTGAAGGACGCGCGCCGGCGACTTGGACGGCTCATCGCCGGCGACCAGGACGAGCCGGACGAACCGGCGGAGGCATACGGCCCGGAGCGCCATCCGCACCGGCGCAGCAGCGACCCGCCCACCCGCAACCACAGCCAACACCCACCCGAACACCCACCGGGCGATCGGCCCGGCGCTCGACCCGGCCAGGAGACCGCCGATGACGTGGGGGAGCGGTGATGACCGCCCCGATCGCCTACCTGGTCCAGTCGGCCGGTTGGGCCGGCGCCGGGTTCGTCGGCGGCCTGGTGGTGGGCCGCACCGCCCGCGACGTCCGCCACATCGCCCAGGCCGTCCAACCCGAACCGCCGACCACACCGGACCGACCCGGGCACGCCAGCGGAGGCCCTGACATGCCATCCACGCCCGACCAGCCGCCAGCATCGCCGCCGCCGCAGCCAGAGCGGCGGGCCCGGCGCTGGGCCCGCCGCCTGGACCGTGTCACCAGCCAGCGGATGACCGCGATCGTGGTGCTGCTGCTGGCCATCGCCACCGTCGCCCAAGGCGTCGTCGAAGGCCAGGCCACCCAGCGGCTCACCCACTGCCAGTCCAGCTACAGCAACCGGCTGGCCGACGCCATCGACGCCCGCTCCACGGCCTCGGCCACCGCGCAGGACGCCCTGGACCAACTGGTCACCGCGGTCGGCGCGGCACTGCACGGCGGGCAGGTCGGCGCCGGCGACTTCCAACGGGCCATCGCCCAGTACCAGGCCAAACGGGCCGCGCTGAAACGACAGCAGGCCGAACACCCCTACCCGGCGCCACCGCGCACCGTCTGCCAGTAACCCGACAGGAAGGGCCCCACCAGCAATGATGTCCACCGACACGACCGAGCAGGCCACCGAGGCGCCGCGCAACCCGCTGTTCCGGGTGCTGCTGGAAGATCCGACCAACCCGTTCCGGCTGGGCCGCCACCAGATGCACCAGCTGCTGCTGCCCGAACTGGCCGCCCAACGCGACGGCGACGCCGAACTGGCCGACGCCGCCCACCAACGGCTCACCACCATCTGGAACCAGGGCAAGATCGGCTCCTGCACCGCCAACGGCGCGCTGGGCGTGCTGATGACCGAGCCCTACCACCGAACCGGATGGAACTTCACCGAACCGGCCTGCGTCTCGCTGTACGAACTCGAAACCCGCATCGACGACTCGCAGATCCCCGGCCACTACCCGCCCACCGACACCGGATCGTCCGGGCCGTGGTCGATGATGGCGTTGCAGCGCAACGGGTGGATCACCTCCTGGCAGCACACCACCGACCTGAACACGATGCTGCAACTGCTGGTCGCCGGCCCGGTGTCGTTCGGGGTGCCCTGGTTCCAATCCATGTTCACCCCCAACTCGGACGGGTCGATGGACGTCGACCAGGACTCCGGCCTGGCCGGGGGCCACCAGTTCGTGTGCTCGGCGATCGACGTGGCCAACCGCAAGGTGAAGATGGACAACTCGTGGGGCGACGCCTGGGCGGTGGGCGGATCGGCCACGTTCACCTGGGACCAGGTCGACCTGCTGCTGCATCTGGGCGGGGACGTCGTCCAACCGGTGATGTGAGCAGGGCGGCCTGACATGCCGACCACCTACCTGGCCCGCGACCACGAACACGACCTGGGCGATGGCCACTCGTTCGTCTGGACCGAACAGGACGGCCGCGTGGTCGGCCTGATCGAACACCACCCGCCGGGCCCGCACGCCACGCCCACCGCCAAGTACTGCGGCGGCTACATCGCCTGGGTGGCGGCCCCGGCGGTGCCCGGCAAGCGGCCGGAATGGGTGGCCCGTCACCAGCTGGTCGCCGGCGGACCCGGCGACGAGACGCATCTGACCATCACCCCCAGCTTGGCCTGCCGGCACTGCCCCAGCCACGGCTGGATCCGCGACGGAAAGTGGGTGCCCGCATGAACGCGACCACCGAACTGGTGCCACCAGCGGGCAGTGCCGCCCTGCGCACCATGTTCGACGCGGTCACCGCGTCCCTGATCCCGCGCAGCCCGGCGCCGGCGTTGGTGGCCGGCTACGCCGACAAGATCCACCTGGCGCCCTGGTCCACAGCGGACTGGAAGCTGTTCCCGGGGTCGACCCGGCTGGTCCGGATCGTCAAGAAGGCCGCGACCAACGACGGCCACGTCCTGGACGTCGAACGCGGCGACGCCACCCCGGCGCAGGCGCCGGGCTGGGTGGCCATGCGCCGGGGTGGCGGCGCCGACCCCACCGTGTACTGCAACCTGTCCACCTGGCCCGACGTGATCGCCGCGTTCGCCAAGGCGAAAGTCGCGCAGCCGCACTACTGGATCGCCGAATACGACGGCAAACCGGGGCTTCTCACCCACGGCACGTTCGTGTCCGTGGCCAAGCAGTACGCCTCCAACGACCGCTACGACACGTCCGCCGTGTCCGCCCACTGGCCCGGCGTCGACCCCGCACCGCCCGCACCGCCCACACCACCGGAGGACGACATGACCCCTGAACAGATGCTGGCCGCCCCCATCCCACCCAACCCCAAACCGGACACCGTCGGGTTCGTGCTGCGCGACTACCAACGCGGCGTCGGCGGGGTCAACACCGCCGGGCCGATGGCGCTGGACCTGCTCAACACGGCCAGCACGGTCAACGCGATCAAAGCGCTACTGGCCGCCCAGGCCGGCGCCCTCCCCGAAGCATCCGCCGACCTGTTGGGTGCGCTGGAAACCGGCCGCCAGCAAGCCGAAGCCGGCCACACCCTGTCCCCGGACCACCTGGGCCTGATCATCTCGCCGATCCACGCGGCGTTGGCCGACCAGCCCGCCGAGGTCCGCCACGCCGTGGGCCGCACGCTGCTGCGCGATGTCAACCTCGGACCGGTCGGCGGCCGGCACGCCGCCCCCGACGACACCGACACCGACGACAGGCCGGATGGTGGCATGTGAGCTGGCTGCAACGCTTCTGGGCCGCGCTGCGGCGATGGCTGGCCACCGAACCGGCCGCCACCGCGTGGCTGGTCAACGGCGGCGCGGCCGCGTTGGTCGGTGACGTGCTGCACCTGGGCGACGTGCGCACCGCGGCCCTGGTCACCGCGTTCGCCGCGGCGGCCTCCATCTACACGGCGATCCGGGCCCGACCGGTCGCGGTATCCGTGCTCGCCGGCGCGGCCACCACCATCGCCACCGCGGCGGCCGCGTTCCGCCTGCACCTGCCCGCCGACCAGATCGGCGTCGCCGTCGCCGCCCTGGCACCGCTGATCAGCCTGGCCTTCCGGGTCAACCTGGAATCGGTGTACGAGCTGCGCCGAGCCGGCCGGTCCACCGGCGCGCACCCGCTGGCCGATCCGACCCGCCTGAAAAGGAGCACGTAACCCCATGCCACCCGCCGAGCCCCCGGTGGTCGACCCGACACCGGCAGTCGACCCGACACCGGCAGTCGACCCCGGCGACACCACCGACCCGGTCCTGCCCACCCCGACCGTCGGCGACCGCGTCCACTACGAATCCATGGGCAGCCCGGTGCGACCCGACGGCACCCAGCAATATCCCTCGACCTGCCGGCCCGCCGACATCGTCGTCGTGGGCGCCTGGATCGACGACCAGGTCACCGACAACGGCGACGGCACCCGCACCGTGGCCCAGCATTTCGACGACACCGGCCTCACCCTGCACATCGTCACCGACAGCGGCGCCTTCGTCGCCACCGCACAGCTTGACCAGGTCGGCCACGCCGGCGGCACCTGGCACTGGCCGGAAGCCACCTGATGGCTGGCCGCCTCGCCGTGGTGACGGTCATGGCCGTGGCCACCAGCCTGATGCTGATCGGCCTGCTGGGCCGCCACCAGCTCGCCCTGGCCGCCCTCGGCATCATCCTGACACTGTGCCTGTGCCTGGCGGTTGAGCTGCGCCGGCCCAGATGGTTCGGCTGCGGCCGCCACTACGCCGGCGCCGTCGTGGTCCGCGACCCCTACACCGGCCGCCACCACCCGCACACCGTCGCCCGCGACGGCGACAGCCGATAGGAGCGGCCGGGTGCGCGGGAAGCCGAGGATCACCAAACGCGACGGGCAATGGACCATCACCCGCCCGCCGTTCGGGTTCCGGCCGACCGCCGACGAGACCAGCCACCCCTCGCACCGCGACGCCGTGCAAACCATGGTCGACCTGGCAGAACACTATGCCGCCGGCGGCGACACCGAACTGGGCCCACACCTGGCCGACCAGTTGGCCACCGTGCCCCGCTGGACACCGCTGGAACACCGCGACCAACCGCCCCGGAGACTGCCATGATCGGATTCACCAGGGTCAGGCTCAACCTGCCCAACATTCGGTGGCTGCTCGGGTCACCGGCCGGCCCGGTGACCCGACGGGTCACCAACTACTGCCAGCGCGCCGCCAGCCTGGCCCGCACCCGCGCCCCCGTCGACACCGGCGAACTGAGTGCCTCCATCGGATTCACCGTCACCTCGGGCGGCCTGGTGGTCCGCGGCCGCCTCTACGCCTCGGCGCCACAAGCCATCTACGTGCACCAGGGCACCGGCGTGTACGCCGGCCGAGGCCCGATCCGGCCCCGCAACGGGAAATACCTGGTGTGGACGCCACACGGCAGCTCCACACCGATATTCGCCAAGCAGGTCCGAGGCATCCCACCCAACCCGTTCCTGACGTCCTCGATGCGAGACACCGTGCCCTGGCCGGTGACCACCCTCGCGGCCTGACCACCCGGCCGACCGACAGCGACACTCCCAACAGGGGCTGACCACCCGCGCCAGGCCGCCGGCGCCTGCATGGCGGGCCGACCACCCCGCCAAGTTCCCGCACATCCGACAAGGACAGGACATGGACCAACCAGCAGACGGAACACGTGGCCCAGACGACGTCGTCGAGCCCGCCGACATGGACAACGGCGAACCGGGCGGACTGAGCATCACCGTGCACCTGCACGCCCAAGACGGCGACGGCCGCACGCTGTCCGCACAGGACGTCGGCACGCTCACGGCCAGCGGCGACGAGGTAGTCGCGGGCGACTGGGGCCTGCCGCTGGCCAGACTGCTGCGCGCCATCGCCGACGAAATCGAACAGCGCTGGCCCGTGAGCGTGCCGGATGACAACGCCGACGAACCCACAGCGCAGCCGGCGACCGGTGACTGAGGTCGAGCCGGCGCGAGCGCAGCGGATTGAGCTCGAGGGGCGGGGTGATTGTGGTCGAGCCGGCGGCCGTGTGGTCCGCTCCACAGTCAATCCGGGCGTTCCGGGGCTGTATTCACTGGCCAGGCGTGTCCACTGTGGATAGGCTGATGGTATTGCACCACACCACCACTCCCACCACCACAGCAGTCCCACCACCACAGCAGGATGCGAGCCCCACCATGACCACCACCGCCCCCATCACCGACGCCGAGGTTGCCGACATTCTGGCCGCCTACCACATCACCGCCACCGCCGAAGACGTGCCGATGCTGCACACCAGCGCACGGATCCTGCGCGACGCGCGGATCGCGGTGCGCCAGGCCAGCCAGCGGGTGGCAGCCGGGTTGGTCGCCATCGAACAGCACGACGCCGACAACACCCTGGCCGCCGCCACCGGGGTGGACAGCGCGGCCGGTGACCTGCACCTCGCGCTGGCCAGGTTCCGGGCCGCGGAGCGGGAGCTGCACCGGCCCGACAGCAACTGATCCCAGCTGCCGCCGGCGCCGCCCCAACCCTCGGGTGGCGCCGGCATGTGCGTTCGCGGTCCGAGCGGGGTGTTCCACGTGTGACCCGATCCACAGTCAAATAGCGCGATTCCCTCGATTCCGAATGGTTATCAGCGGATTCGCAGAATAGACTAATGGTAGTTCCACGAAACCCCACCACCATTCAGAGAATGCGAGAACGACATGAGCGCCACCACGACCACCGCCGCCGCTCCCACCGCTCCCACCGCCCTCGACGTGCGGGACGAGGTGCTGGCCCAGGTGAAGCTGCCGATCACCTACCAGCAGCTGTTCGACAACCGGTGGCGCACCAACGGGGCGGTCCGCTCGCTGATCAAGACGGTGGACGACATCGTGTCGGTTGAGACCGAGATCGCCAACCTGGCCCAGACGCTGATCGGCCGGATCGAACGGTCGGTTGCCAGCATGGCCCACCACCAGCACCTCAACAGCCTCGGCGAGCTGCAGCGCACCGCCCCCGACTTCGACACGGCCATCATGCGCCGCGAGTGGCTGTTCGACCAGCTGACCGTCCTGGCCACCGGATTCCGCGCCAGCCTCACCCCAGCAGCCGGCCAGTAACCCCCTGAACCCCCACACCCCACCCCGGCCCGCATCCACCAGATGCGGGCCGGCGGCGTATCCGAGGCGACAGGGATCCCAGAGCCGCCCAGCGCCCCCGCGAATTGTGTGGCCCGCTCCACAAAACAATAGCGTGACTTCCTCGATCCTGAATGGTTATTAGCGGTCCCGCAGAATAGACTAATGGTAGTTCCACGAAACCCCACCACCAAAGAATGCGAGAGACAGCCATGAGCGCCACCGCCGACATCACCGGTGCGACCCCTGAGCCGCTGGCCGTCAACGAGCTGGCCCTGGATGAGTTGCTGGCCGCGGTCAGCTACCTGCGCAAGCTGGGACTGGAGGTGCCCGGCTACGAGCTGGGCGAGGTCGACCCGGCCATCGTGCGCCAGGTGCTGGCCGTGCTGCAGGCCGACGTCGCGGTGAAGAAGGCGGCGGCCGCGATCACCAGGCAGATCCGCCGCGACCACGACGTGATCCACGACGGCGAGCAGGTGTGGGAGGCCAACCCGATCACCGGCCTGGCCGCCGCCTACGACCGGGCCATGGACCGCCGCTACCAGGCATGGAGCCTGTTGGAAGCCACCGTGGTCACCCAGACCCACTGACCCGCCCGGCCCCGCACCCAACAGGGTGCGGGCCGGCCACCCACTCTCATACCCCCACCACCGAAGGGAGAAGGCTCCATGTCCAGGTTGGTGATCGCGCTCGACGTCGACGGGGTGCTGGCGCCATACGGTCAGCCCTCGAAGAAGGCGGCTGGCTACCGGCGGGTGGCGACCCATCCGGTCGGCACCCCGTGGGCCCATCCGCGCCGGCCGTTGAACGTGTGGCTACACCCCGGCCACGGCGCGACACTGCTGGAGCTGGCCGCCGACCTCGCGGCTGACCTGGTCTGGTTGACCAGCTGGAACCACGAGGCGAACGTCTGGATCGGGCCGTCTATCGGGTTGCCCGTGCTGCCGGTGATCGACGTCGGCCCGGTCGGCGAGCACACCAACGGGGTGCACTGGAAGCAGCCCGCAGCGGCCGTGGGGGCGGCCGGACGGCCTCTGGTGTGGCTGGACGACCAGTTCCAGGCCCGAGACGGCCTATGGGCCGCGCAGCGCACCGCACAGGGGCACAGCACCCTGCTGGTCAACGTGAACGAACACCACGGCCTGCTCGCCGACCACCTGGCGTTCATCCGGGCCTGGGCCAGCGTCGCCCCAGCTGCACCAGGAGGCCACCGCGACGACCGAATCCGTGTGAGTCGCTCCACAAACAAATAGCGCCCGTGCCCGCACCATTCATGGTGCGGGCACGGTCATTTAGCTAGAATTGAAATAGCGACACAATCCCACCACCACAGAAACTGCGAGGAAGCAGCGATGAGCCACGACCGGATCGCTCCAGACCTGGCCGGCCGCGAGGTGCTGGCAGCCAGGGCCGCGATGATGGTGCGCGCCAGCACCAGCGGCCAGGACCCGGACACCACCAGCATCTGGCACGGCAGGGCCGGCAGCCGCGCCGCCTGCACCAGCCACGAAGGGTGCAACGACCGTCGGGCGCAGGCCATGCAGGCTGTGCACGCCGTGCAGGCCACCACCGCGCCGGCCACCGGGTCCGCACCGCAACGCGGCGCCCAGGTGGTCATGCACGACCCCGAATACGGCGACCAGGCCGGCGTGGTGACCAGGCGCTACGACGACGGGGCACTGGAGGTCGCCTGCTCGATGGGCGGCCTCGACAGCCGGGCCTTGGTCTACACGATCAACGCCAACCGGGTGACCGACCTGGTCAGCCCCCGGACCTGACGCCCCAGGCACCCGCCTGGCCCGTGTGGCCCGCTCCACAAACAAATAGCGCCCGTGCCCGCACCAACAATGGTGCGGGCACCGCTATTTGGATAGAATTGTGTTAGTACCAAAAACCACCACCAAAGAATGTGAGAATGAGCGATGCTCGGCGTGCTTTCCACCCTCCCCGAAGCCCTGGCCACCGTCTGGGACTACATCGTCGGCGCGTACCTGCTGGTGGCCGACTGGACCGCGGGCGGCAGCCCGATCCTGCTGGGCGCCGAACTGATCGCCGTGGGCGGCATCGCCGCCGCTATCGTCATCCTCGCCGCCCGGCGCGCCGACCGGGTGACCCGCTCCACAAACAAGTAG